ACGTCGCTGCCCCAGATGAGGTCTTTGTCGTTTCCGGAGAGTACCGCGTCGCGAACGACGTGCTCCCTCTTGGTCTTTCCGTCGTACAGGACGACGTCGCACAAATGAATGGGGTCTCTCATACAGGTTAAACGTAAGGACTCAGCGGATATTGCGCAGCCTCTCGTTTTCCTTTTCGAGGAACTCAAGGCGAACCTTGTACTCGGCGAGTTCGGTAAGGACTTCAGTCAGCTTGTCCTTCGTTCTTTGCTTCTCGTTGTATGCCTCCTCTAGCTTCTCCTCAAGAACAGCCACCCTCTCACGCAGGTCGTCGCGGAACATTGTCTGCTCCCCACGGTCCTCCTTCTTCTCCTCATGCTTTAGCTTGAGTCGGTTCTGGTAGAACTGCCACGCGCCAGCACTGCCTAATACAGTGACTGCTGTGATTGCGATATTGAGGAATGACTCGCTCATTACTTTCTGAACATTTGTTCATTGGTTACTCTGTACAAGTTCCAAATGCTCATGGCGCAGATGAGAAGCCACCCCAAGTGTGACCCGTGCATCATGCCCGCCATAGTGTAATTAGCTACAGTTGCGATTGAAATAACTGAGGCAATCTGGACTGCAATTTTACGCATAAATAATCGACCGTCCCAGAGGGCGCAGTACACCTGAAACAACCCCGCGATGTGGGCGGAAAACTGAAGGAGTGCCCACGGGTTGCCAAGCTCAAACATTGCGAACGGCAGGATGCACGCATGCAGGACTCCAATCATCAACTCGTTCGATTCCGAGTCCGTGTACTTCATGATGGCCTTGGCCCTAGCCAAACCTTTTTTATCTCGCAAAGGCATAGCTACAAAGGTATTAAAAGTGCAATGTCAGTAGGAACGACCACCACAGTCTCAGAAGAATCCTCTTACGTCTAGGAAGGGCCTTGAATTCAGGAGTGTCATATATGTCTTCGAACCTTTCCATCACTTCAATATCATTACATGTCCGGTGAAGTTAACGACGGCAGAAGACTGCTTCTTCGATGCGCGTAGCGAGTAGACGTAGCTTCCGTCCGCCACACCACTCGCGTCCCACATGTCGTCGGGGTGATACCCGGTCCACACAACTTGGCCCCACCTATTGTACACGTTTAGTTCCCACTCCCTCCAGCAGTCTGCATCTGTCACTGCATAGAACAGGTCGTTGATTCCATCGTGGTTCGGGGTCGAGGCGTTAGGGATGAATACGTCCACATCCTCACACACCATCCCGTTGATTTCCTCGCACGGCAGGCCTGACTCACAATCAATGTACTCCGTCACAACAGAGTATTCAGTTACGGTGACCGTGTCCGTCAGGTACACATACTCCGTGACCACCACATCTACATACGTCGTGTCGTAGACCGTGGTCTCCGTAAAAACGGTGTCTAGCACATAGATGTAGTTGTCGATGTACGTTGTGTCGTACAAGTACACCTCGATGTAGTTATCTACTACCAGCGTGTCGATTAGGTTGATAGTATCAGATGGTAGCTCCACAAAGACGGTGTCAGGGTCTAGGTTGACGAACTCTACAATAGTGTCAGGCGGGAGGTTGACAAACACAGTATCCGTCTCGTACACATATACAGTGTCCGTCACTACAGGGTCTGGGCAGAAACTTATTCTGTTATCGCTCAGGTTGACGTCGGGGTACATCTGCGTTCCGCTCCCTTGAGTGCCTAAACTCCACCCGTCCTCGAAGTCATCGTAAGTAGCGGTCTGACTCAGGTTGATTTGCCAGATGACCACCTCCCAACAATACCCCTCTATCGGGTTGTTTAGAATGCACTCCCACGAGTAGGGGACGTTGATACCAATAGTGGTGCTACTTCCAGACGCCCATCCTCCGGGTGGTTCAGTAATAGTCAAGACGTAACTCCACCCCGGATGAAACGTGGTTGAGGTACAGTCATTATTCTCGCCTAGGTCCAGCCCAGTCTCTTCATCCACATAGTGAAGTCCCATCACAATGTGACTAACTGTCTCGTTGTTTTGAACGTGAGTAGAACCCGACTGGTCACATGTGTTTCCGTCGGATTGAGTGTACTCGTTGCACCCACAGTTTTCGGTGTTCCCGAAGTTGAGGGTAAAGATGTGGAGGCCCCCTTCTGAAGTCGCAGGTGTGTACCCAGTTAAGGATATGTCACACGTCTGCGCTTGCGCAAAAAGGGGGAGGAGTAGAAGTGGGAGGAGGCGTTTCATGCCCGCAAAGCTACCACCTATTTGGGCACAGGCATCCCTCATTCACCACTTGTGCTTTAGAGCGTTAGGGGCTTGAGTTTCACAGACTACTAATAGCCCCGTAGGTAGCTTTCTGGACCGCCCCAAGCGGGCCAAGTAAGCCTACCGTTTGCTCATGAGCTGATGCGAAGTTACACGAAAAAATTTACAAAGTCAAGTCCGCAAATACATTGCGAAACTCAGTTCTACTTTGGCTACATGAGAGAACACAAGCTGCTCACACGGAAGGGCTTCACCTTCGACTTGAATGAAATAAATGACATGCCGGGTATCGGTTGGGAGCATATCGCCAATACCGTGTCGCCTATACCCATGACACTAGAGGAAGCTGCACGCCAGTTGCAGCAGCATAATGGTGGGATTCTTTAATCCAGAACGAAGCTGCGTATAGCTTGAAATACGCATACTGCCCATACCCCGATAATCGCATAAGAAACGTAGACCATTTGCTCCAGAATTAAACCGAGCAAAGATACGGTTTGCAGTGCCTACTTCAGTGAAAAAAGGGGTGAGTAATGTATGGGTAGGGGATTATACATACATGGGGACGCTGCGCCACGCGACCCGAAACGGATTGGCAGCACCCACCCCCCGCAACTCGTCGGGCATCGCCGCAAAACATTCAGCGTTTTGCCCCAGCACCCAGTACGCCCAGCCCAGATGGGAGACTACCAGCCCCCGCGAGCAGGACACGACAGCGCACCGCGCACGCCCAGCAGCCCCAAGCCGAGCAGGTACAATCCCCCACCCAGCAATCCATGGACCTATACATCCCCCACCGATGGGAGACCACCAGAAAAAATCTGCGCTGGCATATACTACCAGAGAAGTGTGGTGCGTTATAGGGGTGAACGCGATAGCTAAAAAGACACAGAAATCGAGCTAACTAACTGAGAATCAACAAAATACACATCATCATGACTTACTCTGTTCCCTCCCCCACCTCCATCGCCCTCAACGACATCATCTACTTCGGTGCCATCGGTGCCCCCAAGACCGAGGGCCGTGTGGTCGAAGTGAAGCGGTTCGGCTTCAACGGACTCAAGGTCCGTGTCACTCTCCGTGTCCTCACCAACGCCAACCGCATGGGGTTCTACGACCGGGCATTCACTCTGCGGAAGAACAACATGTTCGTGGCTGAAGGCTACGCCATGGACGAGGGTGAGCGGTTCGACAACCCCACCTACCAGTTGAACCTGACCAAGCTGGTCGCCGATGCCGCAGGGGACATCATCATCGCAGCGCAGAAGATGGAGGTCCGCGATGGCTACAACCAAGCCATGGAGGTCAGCCGCGTCAACCGCGCACTCCAGTCTGTGAATGACACCATCGTGGAGCAGGTCCGCCGTGGTGGGCACAACTTCGGTGGCGACATCCGCAGCATCCGCGAGGAGGCCATTGCCCGCATCCAGATGAAGTTCTACGTCAGCTCCATCCCCGGTGTGAGCGCAGACGGCCCCAGCCCAGCGCAGAGCATTGAGAAGATGAAGGTGGACGAGAACGTCGAAGCCACCGAGACTACACGAGAGGCTGTCGAGGCCCTGTGCGAGTTCGCCGACGAGAACGACATCATGTCCACCCTCGCCGAGGAGCTGGCTGAAGTTCGCTCTGACGTCCTGACCAGCGCAGACGAGCGGAGCGTCGAAGCCGACACCACCCTCCACAAGCGGATTGGGGCAGCCGCCCGCAAAGCACAGCGGGCCTTGGAACTCCTCGCGGCAGCACAGGCTGAGTTGGAGGCCATCGAAGCCATCCGAAGCGGCGAGAAGCGCAACCAAGCCTGAACCATCACCAGAAACGCCCAGAGACATGCTCAAGAACGTCCCCACATCCACCCTCGAACTGCTTGACCTCATCACCCTCCTCTTCTTGGCAGGTGGGTGGTGGGTCGCCGGAATCCTCATCCACGAGGCCTGCCTGCTCTCCGTCTTCCCCGCGATTCACGTCTACGCCCGTCTGTCGGTGGAGGTCAAGAACCGCATCCAATCCCAAGGTTAACCCCATGCCCATGAACATCATTCGAATCAAGGTCATCCAAGACCACGACGACTTCAACTCCTACCAGCTCCTCACCACAGCCCTGCGTACTGGGCTGACCATGAGGGAATTGGAGCTGACCATGCAGCGCATCATGCGCACAGCGGAGCGAGGCACAGACCCACGGAGTCTGGCAGGCTTTGGCATGGGCGGAGACGACATCTACACCCAGACCCACCACATGTACTGCTCCGGCATCGACACGCGGAATCGGTCTGTCACATTCGACATTCACTGCTGAGGCAATATCCCAGAGTTGCCTGCGTTACCACTATAGACACCCACGAAAACATCATCATCATGAAGAATCCCATCGTCTCCATCCGGGTCATCACGAACGGCCTCACCGAATCCACTATCCTGTCCACCATGGGCGACACCACCCACGTCCAGACGGAACTGGGCACATGCTTCCACATCGGTCAGTTGACCGAGGACAGCGTCTACTTTGAACCTGCAAAGCGCATCCTCCAGCAATCCAAGGATTTGGTCCGCTTGGAGCAGCAGATTCGGGAGAAGACAATCCGGCTGAATGCCGAGCTGCGGGAGATGAACCGCTGCAACACCCCAGCCGAGCGGTTCGAGCAAGTTGACTACGTCATGGACGCCCAGAAGGGACTCGACGAGGCCCAGAACGAACTGGAGTTGCTCCAGATGGACATCAGCCTCCAGACCCAGAAACCGACCAAGGTCTTGAACATGGACGGAACCTCCGAAGAAATTTGACCCGGAGGACAATATCCCGAAACTACCTGCGTTAAGACTATAGAAGCACACCAAAATTCAATTCATCATGAGCAAGAAGACAGACGTATACCAGAAAGTGACCGACCGCATCGTGGCTGGTCTCCAGAAGAAGGGCCTGCAATGGTTCCGCCCATGGGAGGCAGGAGGCATGAACCTCACCCCCATCAACAACTCCACGGGCCGTCCGTACAAGGGCCTGAACAACCTCTTCCTCTCCATCATGTGCGAGGAGATGGGCTACGACCACAACGAGTGGATTACCTTCAATCAGGCAGCCAAGAAGGGCGGCAGCGTCATGAAGGGACAGAAGGGCACAGAGATTGTCTTCTGGAACATCTCATACGTCGACCAAGACGGCAAGTTCTACCGCAAGCCTGAGGAGGTGCGCAAGGCTGGCCTGACCATGATGGACGTGAAGAAAATCTTCACCCCACGTCTCTGGAACGTCTTCAACATCGCCCAGTGTGAGGGCATCGAGGCACGCCGTCCCAAGGTGGAGGCTGCCGAGGACTTCAACCCCATCGAGGCTGCTGACAAGGTCTACGCCGAGCAGTACCCGAAGGAGAAGCGTCCTACGCTGTCCCATGGTGGAGCATCGGCCTTCTACGCCCCGAAGCGTCACCACGTCCAGATGCCGAAGCCTGAGACGTTCGTCACCAACGACGACTACTACAAGACGCTGTTCCACGAGCTGGTCCACAGCACCGGACACGAGACCATCCTCAAGCGTCTCGACAAGGTGGCTGCCTTCGGTTCCGAGGACTACAGCAAGGAGGAGTTGGTCGCTGAGATTGGAGCGCAGTTCCTCGTCGGCATCACGGGCATCAAGCCCAAGGACGACCACGTCAACAGCCAAGCCTACATCAATGGCTGGGTCAGCAAACTCAAGGACCACCCCAAGATGGCCCTGAGCGCAGCGAATCAGGCGATGAAGGCAGTCGACTTCATCGTGGGAGAGGAGGAGTAATCCTCCCTCCCTTCGGGGAGAGCGTTAACAGATTTTTTCAATCAGCAAACAATACAGCAGGACAATCCACGTTACTACTATAGAAACAGCATCAAATGAAGTACCCATCCACCCCCATCGCATACGCCAGCTACCCAGACACTGGCATCCTGCGCACCGACCGCCCGTTCAAAGCCACCCTCCAGTTCTACACTGGCATCACTGGGCGCAACCCCAGAGGGACGTGGGCCATGGACAAGGTCTTCAGTGACCGCAAGCACCTCGACAACTTCATCGACTACATCAAGCGGAAGAAGGGCTGGAACATCGACGAGGTCTGGTACGGCAAGAACACAAACCCCAAGGAATCATGAGCATCGAAGAACTCCAAGACCTCTACGGCCTCGAATGGGTCGACTACGTCGAATACCTCGACTGAAAAAAAATCTCATCGTCACACAATAAGACAGACATCACCCCGTTCTAACTATAGAAACACCCCACACACCATGAAGAACATCGTCATCACCATCTTTGAGACTGAAGTCACCGCTGAGTTCCTCGGCAAACTGGACCGCGTATCGTTCAAGATGAACGAGGGAGCAGGCGACGAGCGCAACCCGATGAACACCTTGCGCCCCCTGATTCTGGGTGCCATGACCGGAGACCCGCGCCGACTCCGCGCAGCGTATCAGGCTGTCCGAAAGTCCTCCTTCAACCACTACGAGTTCGGTCGCACCAGCGGTGGAGTTCGGCAGGTCCGAGTCTACGAGTTCGCTGGGCTGCTCAACGCCATGAGCGGAATCATCCACGACATCTGCATGAAGGAGACCGCTGTCCTCGACTACGTCATCGAGGATGAAGAAGATTCTTTCGCTCCTCCACAATAATCCGGACACCCCCAGCGTTACCACTATAGACACCGCAAAAGACACATCATCATGAAGATTCTGAACGATTACAAGCACGTCGTCAAGTTCTACGACAGCAAGAGCAACAACATCAGCATCACGACCGCCATCGAGCTGGTCGGAGAGTTCGCCCTCAACTGCGAGATTGAAGAGACCATCACCGCTCTCTACGACGTCGCCGCACGAGTCGAGAAGAATCCTCAGGACATGACCTCTGGTAGCAGCGTCAAGTACCTGCGCAGCCAAGAGCGAGTCCGCCTCCGCGCCCACTTCGAACCTAAGGTGGGCCGTTAACAGAAATTTTGAATCATCAGGACAATATCAACAACACGTCCACGTTATACCTATAGACACACAAAAAACATCATCATCATGAACAAAGAAGTCACCCCCGAAATCGTCAAGAAGATTGAACTCGTCAAGGCCCTCTTGGTGAGCAACGAACTCACCGCAGAGTGGGACATCCAGCGCAAGTTGCAGGACACGTTCTATGACCTGACCAAGGACAGCTTCGGTGTCTCCAACGCCTCGCAGTACAGCGACAAAGACATTGATACATGGAAGGCCACCCAAGACATCGTCTGCCCCCCGAAGTTGCGCAACCTCTGCAAGGAGCTGACCGAAGTTCTCCCTGAGAGCTACCACTTCAACGAGGGCGACCCGAACTACGACGTGGTCATGGACATCCTCGGTGCAAACCGACGCTACGACCACGAGGGATTCAACCTCAGCTACTACAGCTTCTGCTCCTTGATTCAGAAGGTGGCTGAAGCCAGAGGTGGATGGCACTTCTCTCTCGACAACCACAATGATGATGCGCGGAAGAAGTTCAAGCGTTCTAAGTACGTCAAGCGTCAGCCGGACGGCACCTACAATATCAACCCCAACGCCTACACGGACCACCCCGAAGTCCTCGAAGGCGTGGTCATCCAAGACCTGACCAAGCTCCGCTTTGTCAAGGATGATGATAACTGCTACGACACCCAGCGTCTCCACGAGAACGGAGCATGGGAATGCATCTCCTACGACGGCACCCTTCGGGAGGCCATCATGAAGCTGGGTAACACCCTTCGCTACATCGAGAATCGTGCGGTCACAGACGCGAAGTACAACTCCGTGCGTGGTCAGAAGTTTATCGACCGAGTGTTCAGTGACGAGGAGGTTCGCACCATCCTCTGCGCCAAGGGCGAGACGCTGGAGGCGGAGAAGTCCTTCGCTGTCATCAGCACCGGAGACCTCGGAGGTGTGTACGTCTGTGAAGAAGAGGAGCTGGACTCCACCCTCGATTCCTTCACGAAGCGTCACGGCGAGGATGTCCGATTGGAATTCACGGGCAGCTACAAGCAAGCGTCCAACATCAAGTTCCGACTGACCCAAGCGGTCGAGAAGCGAATCGAGGTCAATCGTCAGGCCAAGAAGCTGGAGGACTTGCTGGCGCAGGTCGCCGAGCTGACAACGAAGCAAAGCAACTCCAAGACCACCCTCAACAAGCTGGAGGAGCGTCTGGTAGTTCTCCTTGGGGCGGCACAATAAGGTGCCCCCCACCAACGTTGAACCTATAGAAAACGAAACATCATGCAGAACATCAAAGCAGCAATCCCGACCAGCGCAGAGCTGACCAATCAAATCATCAAGTTCGAAGAGGGCCAGATGCAAACCATCGACGAGGTACTTACTCTGTTCTCTATCCTCCTGCAAACCAGAATGGCTTGGTCCATGCAGGGTGCATACGGACGGACGGCCCGACACCTCATCGACCAAGGAAGTTTATCCGAGGATGGCACAATAACCCACGAGTTCCTGCCGTTCTAACTATAGAAAGACACACATCATGAAGGCAATCGAAATCATCTACAGCTTCGTCGACATTGAGGAAGCAGGGTTATTCCTCTTCACTGACCTCAAGGCCATGCTCGACGACCACAACGACTGCATGGAGACCAACTACAGGACCATGGAAGCGTTCAACCTGAACGAGGAATACTACGAAATCAAGAAGATGAAATTTTTTCTGAACTGAAGACAATACAGAACACAAACCAGCGTTACAATACTGAACGCACAATACAATTCAACATGAGCATTTTTGATAGACCACAACGCAGCTTCCGCATCGAGGGGGCATCCGATGACCGAGGAGTCATGAAGATTCAGGTAGGCAAGCTGACCATGTCAGTCACGACCATCGACGGACAGAACGAAGTCCTAGTGTCTACTGGTAACGGGCACACCCACCTCGCACACAAGCAGCACATCCAATGCTTCAGCGACATCATCCACATCTTCTGGGATGTCGAGAAGATTGCGAAGCTCAACGACAACGACGAGTAATCATGGAAGACAAAGAGTACATCTACTTCTACCAGCGGAACGGGCACACGCTGTCCACCCCCAACCTCAACATCGCCCTGAACCGGGCAGAGGGACAAGTCTTAGAGAAAGAAATCAAACCCCAAGCATAATGGAAAAGCACAATCAGTTCACCCTACAGGATAGCGTCAAGGTCTTGGCGATGGTCCTCCGCAACGCCCGCGAGTACGACAAGGGCAACATCGACATCGGTCAACTCGGCACCGCTACGATGCACGCAGCCGACGAAGCAGAGAAGTACGGCATCACCCCGGAGTTGTGCGAGCGACTCTCCAAAGCGTTCGACTCTGACCAGTCACTTAACTCTTGGGAAGCATGATGTGGATAAGCAAGTTGAGAAGTTGGTTGAGGAATCTGTTGAAAGTCTCACCCAAACATGCGAACTTCGCTCAACAAGTTGAACGGGAGCGCAAAGCCTACAATAACCTTGTTATCCAGCAATCAGTGATGTTGGATGAGTATGAAGACTTGGTTAAAGCATACGATGAAGAACTCAATTCAAGTAACTCAAATAAAACTACAGCATGAGTACACACAAGTTTAAGACCACGAACATCCGTGGCAAGCAGTACGTCGAGGTCAACGAACGTATCAAATTCTTCCGGCAGGAGGACCAGTACAAGAACTGGACAATCTCAACCGACTGCACCATCGCAGAGGATGGCACACAGGTTATCTGCAAGACCATCATCGCTGACCCCGAACAGCGGGTCATCGCAACGGGAACCGCACACGAGGAGAAGTCTTCGAGTAACATCAACAAGACGTCCTTCGTAGAGAACTGCGAGACCTCAGCCATCGGTCGTGCCCTTGCCGTGATGGGAATCGGTATCGACACCAGCATTGCATCTGCAAACGAGGTGAAGGACGCCATTGCCAAGCAGGAGTCCGGTGACAAACCGAAGGCCAAGGCAAAGGATACCACGGAGCAAGACTTTCAGAAGGCCGTGACCTATCTGAAGAACTCCAAGGACGTTGCTGCTGACTGGTCCAAGATTCAGAAGCAGTGCGAGACCAAGTTCAGCAAGGAGCAGTACGACCGACTCCAAGCATTCGCAGCAGAGAAAGCCCGCAAGTAATGCTGAGTCTGAAACTTGCTGAGGCCGTAGGCAAAGGCCACCTGTCATACAGCTCCGTTAAGTATGCGCTTCAAGACATGAAGCTCTGGGAGATGTACATGAAAGGACAGCTCTTCAAGGAGAGCGAGGCCCTCACCTTCGGGAGTATGTACGACTGCCTTCTCTTTACACCTGAGGATTTCGACAAACAGTTCTTGGTGCTAAATGACAGCGCAAAGTGTGAGGAGATTGGCGGTCGTGCGCCACGCATGACCAACAAGTACAAGGCTTGGGTCAAGGACTTTCAGGAGGAGGCTGACGAGAAGGGCGTAAAGCTCATCGGTCAGGACGACTTCAAGAAAGCACAGGAAATGATTGAACGGCTGAAGGTCAGTGGTGTGTTGGAAGAGTACCTCATCGGAGACTACCAGCACGAGTTCAATCAGGAGATTGATGGCGTTCCTGTCCGGGGATTCTTGGATTGCCTGAACAAGAACTACATCAGTGACCACAAGACCACGAGGAGTTTGTCCTCCTTCAGGTACGCTGTCAGGGATTACGGCTATGACATTCAAGCCTACATCTACTGCTCCGTACTGGGACTGGACAAGTTCTACTGGGTCGCACAAGAGAAGGCCTACCCGTATGCCATCGGCGTGTACGAAGCCAGCGAGGAGACCATCCTCAACGGCAAGGCCAAGTTCGAGAAGGCGGTTGACAGAATCACCCGCTACTTAGACAATAACATTGAGACGGAAACGTTCTTCATAAAAGGAGTAATCTAATGACCGCACAAGAGCTACTTGTACGAGCAGGTGTCCACTGGAACACCGACATGACCACCCCAGCAGGGTTCAATACCCCAGCCTTTAGGTACCGCTGCATGGCGGCACACATTGCGCTGACAAAACTCAAGACCAGCTACGATGAGCTGGAGAACTTGATGAACGCTGACCGTGGTACGCTCAGACTGATGTGGCTTTACACGGACGGACTCCTCAATGAGGTTCAAAGCCGCAGAGAGTACAACACCTTCAAAGAAACCCTTTAATTTCAATAACATGGCTGATAACAGCAAAGTGTTTGTGGGCTACACCGAATGCCCTCGCGTTACCCAGAAGATTTCGTTCACCACGGAGGAACTGGACAACCTCAAGCAGTACGCAACCCAGAAGGGTCGCGTGTACGTCACCGTGGTCAGTGTCCCTGACCGGAACGCGGAAGATGGTCGTCGCATGAAGACCTTCTGCGAAGTGTACGACCCCAACGCCCCTCAGGAGCAGGAGCGGAAGGCGTCGAACATGACCACGAATGAAGTGCCATTCTAATTGAGCGGCCCCTCATGTAGGTAGGAGGGATTATCCGTTAGGGGGGAGGAGTTTTTATGATGTATGTTTTTCTCTTCCCCCCGCTACCTACCCAACCCAGCATCCAATGAGACGGATTATTAGATACCTATTGTGGATTGAAGAGCAGCGAATCAAGGCTGCCATCCATTGCGGTCACCCCGGACCATTGATGTAGGGTGTACTGCCCTCATAGCTCAACCGGATAGAGCATCAGCCTTCTAAGCTGAGGGTTGCAGGTTCGAGTCCTGCTGGGGGTACTCCCCATTTTAATACCAACCTATTTCATTCCCCCCTATGAACAACGTCTTCAATGAAATCAAAGAAGAGTTCTTGCTCCGGGTTGGTGAGTCCGTAGAGAATCGCAAGCGTGACCATCACAACGTAGAGTTGCGTGCGTCACTGACCAACGCGATGATTCCCTTCTGCCATCAGCGTAACCTCGCTGAGATTTGGGAGAAGGACAGGACCACCATCTACAACTACGAGCGGAACCATGAAGCATACTTCCTGACCAGTAGTAACTACCGAGTGTGGTACGCCACAGCCTGTGAACTGGTTGCCGAGAAACTGGGAGACATCCCTCCTCGGAACGTTAATTTAGCCATCAATACAGAGGTCAATACTCATGAGCAAATTGATTCAATCAAACGCACAATCGAAGTCCTCCAAGGATTCCTCGAAAAGCTCCAAGCCAACCTACAACCCAGTAAACCCCGAACACTACAAGAAGTACGGGAAGCAGGTCTGGGAAATGATGGTCGACATCTGGGGGACAGACTTGTACATCGCGTTCTGCGAGATGAACAGCTTCAAGTATCGGATGAGAGCGGGCGACAAGCCGGAAGCGGACATCCAGAAGGACTTGGAGAAGGCCAAGTGGTACGAGAACCTAGCGAAACAACTGCGGGATGAGGGAAAGAAGAGTAACAATCTATCCAACCATCTATCGCACACAGGAGGCCGTAGTCACGACGTTAGATACAGTTCTAACGAGGATTAAGGAAGGCAAAAGCGAGGCGAGAGTAGAGAAGGTACGCGCGGGCGACAAGAAGGAGAAGCAAAACCTCCCGGCTGTATGCTTTAGTGGAATCTTCAGAGACAATCAACGCAAGGACGATGCACTGCTGTACCACAGCGGTCTAGTCGTCTTGGATTTTGACCATGTCGATGTCGAAAGAACAAAGAAAGCACTGGCTGGCAATAAGTACATTGCTGCATGCTGGGTATCCCCCAGTGGTGACGGAGTTAAAGCCCTCGTCGAGGTCACCAATACGGAGAAGCACCGGGACCACTACCGCTCACTCAAGAAATACTTTGATGAGCAGTACGGACTAGAGCTGGACAGCACAGGGGAGAACGAGTCCCGTGCCTGCTTCGAAAGCTATGACCCAAACATTGTAATCAAGGATACCCACGAGAAGTATGGGGGTATGCTGTCCGAGCGTTCGGAACGGCAGGAGATTAAGGACTCGGATGTCATCACCGACTTCCAGAAGGTGAACATCGCGTCCATGATGATTGCCAAGGCCAAGGACGGAGAGAAGCACAACGTTCTGGTCAAGGCTGCCACCCTGATGGGAGGTTACATTGCCAGCGGTATCGTCGAAGAGGACGTAGCCATGTGGGTGCTGGAGAGGGAGATTGCCAAGCGCGATGTCGACTCCATTGACCACGCCATCAAGTCCATCAAGGATGGGATTGAGAACGGCAAGAAGCTGCCCATATCTGAGGTCATCAACAGCGAGGAGAGAATCAGGAGAGAGATGCGCCTCAACGATGGCGACATGTCCTTCGTATCCTCTGACGACACGGACTACGAGTGGATTGAGAAGTACGTTGCTGGTGAGATTCCCATCGGCCTGAGCACGGGCAATCAGTTTCTGGATGAGCACTTCGTATTCAAGAAGGAGTTCGTCATGATTAACGGGCACAGCAACATCGGCAAGACCACCTTCGCCCTGTGGATGATGGTAGCCAGTGCGATGAACCACGACTGGAGATGGGTCATCTACTCCAGTGAGAACAAGACGGCTGCCGTGAAGATGAAGCTGATGTGCTTTGCTCTGAACAAGCCTATTGCCCGAACCACATATCAGGAGCGCAAGCATGCCAGAGAGTGGGTGGAGAATCACTTTGTGGTCATCGACAACAGCAAGACCTACAGCTACACCGACATCATTGTCTTCTGTGAGAAGGTCCATCGCAACAACCCCATCGACGGGCTGTTCGTTGACCCATACAACAGCCTCAAGATTGAGATGTCCATGAGCAGGGGCGTGGGTGTACACGAGTACCACTACGAGGCAGCGTCCGAGTTCCTGACCTTCAGTAACAACCTCGACCTTGCCGTGTGGGTCAACGCCCACAGCGTGACCGAGTCCCAGAGAAGGAAGGGAGATGATGGCCTGCCCATTGCACCCTACGCTGAGGACACTGAGCACGGAGGCAAGTGGGTCAACCGCGCCGACTGCTTCATCACCTTGCACCGGAAGATTCAGCACCCAGATGTGCTCCAGCGGAGATGTATCGAGATGCACGTTCGGAAGGTAAGAGAGACTGACACGGGCGGGAAACCCACGCCATACTTGGAACCGCTGATGTTTGAATTCAACAGCAGCATGAGTGGTTACGGCATGCTCAAGCCTGAGTCAAAGTTGTTTACAAGTCTTGGTGAAAAATTAGTTGGACAACAAACCTCACTCTGACCGTAAATTGTAACACAGAATGGGTAGGCAGTACAAGAAAAACCTGACCAGACCCCACAAGAAGCGTGCAAAAAAGCGCGACTTAGACAGGGGGAAAGTCAAACTCAAGTCATCACTTGAGGCGTACTGCTACGACCAACTGAAAGAAGCAAAGCTGAGTTTTGAATATGAAGAAGAGACCTTCCAACTGGTGGATTCGTTCCGTTACAGTGGGACTTACTTCAAGTCTTCGAGGGCCAAGGATGTCATGACGAACGCGACGAACCGGGTGGTGTTGCCCATCAAGTACACCCCCGACTTCGTCAGTCATGAGCACAGGTTCTTTATTGAGACCAAAGGTTACGTCCCATCTCAACACACGTTTCCCATTCGCTGGAAGCTGTTCCTGAAATACCTCAGGGAAAACGACATGGACGACTACATGCTTTTCATTCCCAAGAATAAGAAGCAGGTCGACGACGCAATCAGAATCATTAAAGAACACCTCAATGACAAAACGAAAACTGAGTGAGCTGTACAGCTACTCGACACAGGAGATTCACAAGCTCACAACCAACCTGTACGAGGAGCTGCACACCACCAAAGGAGAACCAAGCGAGGAATGGGAGCAAGCCCTTGACCTCGTTCGCAAGTACAAGAAGCTAGTAATCAATGAGCTTGAAGCAATCAAGATTGCGCTCAAGGAATACATTGATGAATGAGTTCAGTAGATGCGGACATCGAGTGGGGCGAACAAGTTGAAAAGGCTTGGGCCAGATACCTGCTATCGAAGGACTCGACGTTCCAGATAGAGTACAGTGTGGGTAAGGTTCCGGGATGGGACTTAAAAGTTACAAGGGGGGACGGGCGGATGCGTCTTTACGAAGTCAAGTGGGATGCGTCTGCCCAAACCTACTGGAAGGGGTACAAGGGAATCCTGCCCCCTACTGGTAACGCCTACATGGAAATCTACAACCCTCGTTCTGACAAGCCTGCTGGTTTGATGGCGTCGAGGGCACACTACTACGTCTATGCAATGCTCCAAGCCAATCAATATCACGAACGGCTGGAGGACTTGGGTAACTGGAAGTCTCAGGTCTACTTGTTCGACGCAGACAGGCTAAAAAAATACGTTACATCACACAATTTTAAGGAGCGAGATGCGTCAAGAGATGTAACAGACGGTAGAGTCAACTCACGCGGCAAGCTCATACCCTTAGCGCGACTAAACAAGGACGCAGAGGAGTGTGGCCTGTTGTGGAAGGTGGATTTTACTGAGTATATTCGCTTCCTTTTTCTTTAACCCCCTAACTTATGACAGAAACAATGCCGACCCCGGTAATACCTTGGGGTCCAGTCGGTTACGTCACCTATAAGAGGACGTACTCACGGAAATTAAATGAAAAGCAGAGTGAGGAATGGCCTCAAACTGTAGACCGGGTCATCAAGGCCTGCGACAAACAACTCGGAGTTGGATTCACCAGTGAAGAGGAGCAGGAGTTGCGCAACATCATGCTCGAACTCAAGGGCACGGTGGCTGGACGTTTCCTGTGGCAGCTCGGAACCAAGACCGTAGACCGATTGGGTCTTCCATCCCTCCAGAACTGTGCGTTCGTAGTGGTGGACCAGCCCATCCGTCCTTTCACTTGGGCATTCGAGATGCTGATGCTTGGCAGCGGTGTTGGGTTCAACATCCAGCGTGAGAACGTGTACCAGTTGCCGAAGCTGGGAAAGAAGAAGATTAAGATTGTCCGCAAGGACGAGAACGACGCCGACTTCATTGTCCCTGACAGCAGGGAGGGCTGGGTTGAGCTGCTCGACCGCGTGCTGCGGGCCAGCTTTGAGACTGGCAAGGGCTTCAGCTTCGCCACTCACCTCGTTCGCCCTGCTGGAGCACCCATCAAGGGATTCGGAGGCACTGCATCTGGTGCTGAGGATTTGGTGAAGGGAATCATGAACATCAACGAGGTCTTGAACTCTCGTGCTGGCAAGAGACTGCGTCCTGTAGACTGTCTTGACATCATGAACATCATTGGTAGTGTCGTGGTGGCTGGCAACGTCCGTCGCTCTGCGCAGATTGCCTTGGGTGACCACGATGACATCGAGTATCTGCGTGCAAAACGTTGGGACTTGGGCAGCATCCCGAACTGGCGTGCCATGTCCAACAACTCCGTCGTGTGTGACGACATCAGCATGCTTCCCGAAGAGTTCTGGGAAGGATACAAGGGCAACGGAGAACCGTATGGTCTCATCAACCTTGAGGCATCCCGTCGTATGGGTCGTACTCACGAGACTCAGTATCCTGACCCCGACGTTCAGGGTTACAACCCTTGCGCGGAGCAAAGCCTTGCGAACTTTGAGACCTGCTGCTTGGCGGAGATTTACCTGCCGAACATCGAGTCAGAAGAGGAGCTGCTCTCCGTAGCTAAGTACCTGTACCGAATCAACAAGCACAGCTTGGCTATCAAGTGTGCCATCAAGGAGACCGAGGACATCGTGCATGAGAACATGCGCATGGGAATCGGCGTAACCGGATACCTGCAAGCAACCGAGGAACAGCGTAGTTGGCTGTCCAGTGTGTACCCTAAACTCAGACAATTCGATGACGACTATTCAAGACTTCATGGACTTCCAACGTCAATTAAACTCACCACAGTTAAGCCCAGTGGCACGCTGTCTCTACTTGCTGGCGTTACACCGGGTGCTCATCCCGGATACTCAGAATACTTCATTAGACGAATTAGAATGGCTACAGGTAGCGACCTTGTACAGGCTTGCAGGGACCGAGGCTATCGCGTAGAGTACGTCAAGAACTTTGATGGCACCGAGGACCATGGCACAGTGGTGGTTGAGTTCCCATGCAAGTTCCCAAGCGGCACCATGTTTGCTAAGGACATGACCGCCATCGACCAGCTCAAGGTCATCAAGCGTCTGCAACAGGAGTGGTCAGACAACAGCGTCTCTGTCACCATCTACTACCGTAAGGAGGAGCTGGATGAGATTAAGACGTGGCTTGCTCTGGAGTACGAGAACGTGAAGTCTGTCAGCTTCTTGCTTCACAACGAGCACGGCTTTGCACAGGCACCCTTCGAGGAGATTGACGAAGCGACGTATCTGGAGATGAGTTCTAAGGTGATGCCTATCACTAGTGTTGGTGCCCTTGACCTCGGCGACATTGACATTCAAGATTGTGACACCGGAGCATGCCCAGTGAGATGACGAGCAAGGCAAGCAAGGAGTTCGCTGCGAACATGAGGTTGTTCCGAGTAGAGCAAATCATGCAGACCTTAGTCGATGCCGAGGCACTGGTTGCTGACGGCTTTGAGAACGCCCTCATAGGGCACACTCAGGGCAGCAACGTGGTGGCGGTGTACGACTACGACAAGTGCGTTCAGGTACTGATGGAGCGAGACGAGATGTCCTGCGAGGATGCCGTCGAGTTCATGGAGTTCAACGTGGTCGGGTCTTACGTTGGAGAGAAGACACCCCTGTTCATCTCTCAGATATGAAACCCGTATCCCGATGCTGGGTCAGCCAGCTTTACTATCTTGGTATCGTTACGCCGGACTAGTGCCGGAGTTTCGCTACCCCTAGTTGCGGCCCCTGCTCTTCGGAGTGGGGGCTTTTGCTTTCGTTAACATTTGCCGCACAATATCCCAGACCTCATGGCGTTTTAGATGTGAAGCCCGGCAACGGGAAGTTCTTTGACTTACTGGATACGCATAATCAACACACATTCATAAACACACATCATTATGACAGAAGACAAAATCATTTATGACTGGGGACTCTACAATGTCGTCGAGGACGACCACTTCGAGTTCCAAGCAACGCCACAGCAGATTGCCGAGGCGATGCCCGACCCGGACATCAGCGTTCGCTTGATTCGATACGACCGCAATGGTGATTGGGAGGACTGCCACATCGGTCCTGATGGCACCTTCGAGCATGATGGATTCTTCCTCTGCGGACACTCCAATAAGAAGGTGCCTAAGCGTTACGTTGAACAGGCCGCACGTTGGGTCAAGAAGTATGGCTACGAGTGCCGAGAGGTATGGAAAATCGACTAATAGTAAATCTCATATTCATAAACACACATCATGAAAAACAAACAGTATGAGCAGTACGCTCAAGAGATTCTTTCTGATAAGAACCCTGAAGAGATTATCGCAAACATCATAAAGCAACGTGATGTCAATCGCAGATTCATCTATCAGGCACGCGAACTCATGGCGGTAGCGTCAAAGCTAATCGAGAGGTATTCTGAGCAAGTCTTTGAATCCAATGGCAAGCCGGGATACGCAACCGATGAACAGGTTGAAGCGATGGAGGCGATTGAAACAATGCTCCGGTATCCTGACGAGTTCTGTGCGAACAGTGACCTGCTTCAAGAGAAGCTAGATAAGGTCAAGGCAACTGACTTCGATGTCGTGCCCTACGCTAATAGAGTCTGGAAGTGACCCCAAAGAAACCCTCACCCTAACAGGTGGGGGTTTTTACTTTTTGGTCTTCTCGATTGTGCGACCAGCGAAGTATGCACCAAAGACAGTAAGCATCAGAACCTGAAGCAAGTCGATGTAATTCTCAGGTGGCATGAACTGCGGGTCCACTCCGTCCCAGACCATGATGACCATGAAGAAAACCAGCAGAGCAATCATCACGCTTGGGCGAATCATCTGCGCCAGCTTGACGTCGCTCTTCATGTCGGCCTCCCATCGGCGAGTCACGTTGTCCTGTGCGTTCATCTCCTGCTCGTGTCTGATTCTATCAAACTCCAGCTTCTGTTCTGGGGTCAGGCTAGGTTCGCCATCGACCAATCGCTTGACGACACCAAGCACCCCAGTATCTGGGATGGCATCTCCGACAGCGTCCAGAACCTTGGGTGCCTTGTCCCTCAGCCACTGGCCTACTGCCGTGTCCTTTAGCTTCTTCTTTTCAGTCATAGTCTGTATAGGTTATTGTCACCTCTTCGCCTCGCTCCAGTGCGGCTGCGATGGGTGGATACATTTGCTTGTACGCTGCGCCTGACTTACCCACGAATCCATCTCCCCTAACGAGATTGCTTTCTTGGGTTTGACCAACGAGGAGACACCCCATTGTGTGCTCGTCGGTGTTGCCACAGTGAATCAAGATGAACTCGAATCCGGGGACGTCCCTGACCCAAAGCATGCCACGGTGGATGGCAGGGAATCGCTTTGAATACTTCTGGTGAAACCCACCATGCTTGCGCAGGGTAATCTTGTATGTCCCGGCTGGGATACGGGTCTCTCCCATTACCTTAGTTTCCCGCTCCTCATCCTCAAGAGTGTAGCAGAGGAACTTCCGCTCTTCCGTTACATCAAACAGGATGCCGTTGGTGCAGTCTTCCTGACTGCTGAATCTCAATACTTCTAATTTCATTCTTCAAACTTTTCTCCGAGGTACGCTTCCTCAACGTAGAAGTTGGGTCGAACCATAGCCATGTAGTAGTCCACGAACTCCGCGAACTTCTCATACTCTGGTGCCTCCATGTCCATCCGCTTGCTGCGCATGTAGACGTAGTAGTCTCTCGCATCCTTGAGCTGGACCATCATCTTGCGCACCTCTCTCATGTAAGTCCTGTGCTCGTCCGGGTAGTCCTCCTTGGCCTTCATCTCTGCGACGAGAGGCTTGGTGGAAGTGCGGAAGGAATTCACTGAGCGTCGGTTGTCGAATGGGTTGTCCGTGCCGTCAAGGATTTTCTGGAGTCGCTCAACCCCTTCACCTTCCTGAAGCTCTCGACCGAAGTTCTTGGCGACAACCTCGTAGGCGGCGAGTGCCTCCTCGCTATTGAGTCTTCTCTCCTTGGGCAAGTCATCCAGTTCCTTGAGGAGAACCTCAATCTCCTTAGAGTTGAATCCCATCACCTGACCTCCGGTCAGCATCAGCTTACCCATGTAGTGCAGCATCATTGCGTCCTTATCCTCCGGTCTGACGTAGTAGTCGTTGCCAGTAGGCGAGATAATCTTGTTGCCCCCTTCCTTCAGGTTCAGCAGAGTGTTCTCCACATCTGTGATGTACTGACCGTAGGGTCCAGCAAATCGAAGCAGTCCGTCAACGTAACCTTTTGGTGCGCCCTTGTAGAACACTGGCACACCCCCCTTGGTCCGCAACCACCGCTCGTATCCATCGTCCTCACCAAGTTTGAAGTCACCTTCGTTCATCACGTCCATCGGGTAGAACACAAAGCGGTTGATGAACCCCTTGAAGAGGTCGTCAGCAGGAGCGAACGGAGGCAGTGGGTTGAGGTCAACCAGAGTCTGTCCGATAATCTGGTACCATGCATTGTCTCTGGGGACTTTCTTCTGCTCGTCCTCATCGTCACCCATGATAAAGTTGGCAATCATGTTCACCCACATGGCATTGATACTGTTGAACAGAGTAAACTCCGCGATTGTACCAGCCAATGCAACAGAAGCCTCGCCCTTCTCAGCAAGGTTTCCGTAGAGCACCTTGGTTGCGTCGGCAGAGACAGCCCGCTTCTTGTTCACGGTGTGTCTAGAGAACGGAAGCAGGATGTTCCTCATCGCCCAAGCCACTGCTGCCTTCGGTCCCTTGCCATCACTGTAGATGTCGGCAGCCTGACGAGGTGTCGATGCTGCTTGGTCCTTAGCCACCATCGTGTTGGCGTAAGAGAGTGCCTCTTGGTTGGGTTCCAAAGCCTCCGAGTCCCAGTCGATGTCGCTGTAGGAATCGACTGCACCAGAAGAGATGAGTACGTCACCATAGTATGTGAACCACGAAGCAATCGCAGCCACCTTGTCCGTCTCCTTCAATGCCTTGAGGCTTACATCACTGAGGAACCGCTGCACCTTGGTAAAGCCCATAGTGTCGAAGTCCATACGACCAGTGAATGGGTCGATGTTGCCAGACTCGTAGTCACGCTGGAAGACAGGAGAGTTCTGTAGCAGCTTGTACTTACCATCCTCCAGTGCCAGCTTACTGTCACCTCTGAGGTTAGTGACTGCGTAGTACGCCATACTCAGCACATTCTCTACGAGGTAGGGGATAGCCTGAATTGGGTTCTTGCTTTGGAACGCAACCGAGGTCAACACCGTAGCCTGCTTGGGAATCTGCAAAAGGAATCCACCAAAAGACTTCAGCACCACTGCCATACGCAAAGTGTTGAGCGGGTTCGGCATGCGTACACCAGCAATCTTAGTTTCCGCAGAGAAGATGGATGGGACTTGCGAGTGGTCCTGCTTGACGTACTGCATAGCCTTACGCTCCAGTTCCTTTCTGAGTCTGTCAGGCATCACGCTTTTCAACTGGTCGCTGTTCAGAATGTGACTCATCGTCATGATGTCCCCGACTGTGTTGGAGAGAATGACGTTGTCACGAATCGTGCGCTCGTTGATTCCCAAGAAGTCAAGGCCAATACGGGCCTCCCCCTTCAAAGAACGTGGGTTACGCTCAAAAGAGCTGCCTGCTACCTTCTTACTCTGAGACAGAGAAGAGTTCATCAACTCATTCTGCATCTTGACGCGAAGACTGAGCAGGTCGTCCACACTTCTGGCACCAGTAGCAGGGATGACTTCAAAAGCCGTGTAGTTATCCTCGACGACCAACTGCTTGCCGAGGTATCTCTCGACGTAGTTGTTGAACTGAGGCAGCATCGCTGCGTGTGCATCTGCAAACCACTTGACCATGTCAACCAAGTCACCCCGGTCAGACTCGACCTTTGCTACAGCCTCGGCTAGGTCTGCGGTGCTGCCGAACACATAGTCCATCGCTTCCCTAAACTCCTTGATTTCATTCGGAGTGAACGTCTCTTCACGCTCATAGTATTCGATGGTTCGGTTCATTGCGTTCCGCACCTCCAGATACCATAGTGCCTCAGCGTCCCGTTGCTCTCCTTGGAACTCCGGCATCTGCTTGAGCATAGAGTAAACCTGCATGACCGCACGGTCAAACCTCGTTGTCACGCTACCACCTCCGTCTTCAATCTCCTTTATCTTGTTCTGGAGGTCTTCGACAATTTGAGAGTGGATGAAGTCGGCACGAGCAAAGGCAGTCTCCATCCCCGTAAGTCCGAGCACGTTCCTCAGCTTGGCAAAGGTCTTGTTGTCCGTAATCAAACTGTTCCGCAAGAAGGATTCAAGCGTATCCATCAGGCCAAGGCTGACCCTCTTGGATACACGGATGTTGCCCTTCTTAAACAGGCGGCCCAACTTGGTAGGCATGTCGAGCTGACCCTTCACAATAGAGTGGAGGTACCCGATACCATACAGTGAGTCGTTGACAATGTAGTCGTCGAGCTTGTAGTCAAGGTTGATGACTTGGTGCCTGTCCAGTCTTGCTAGTCTGTCTCTGAGCTTGTCGAAGTTCAGGTCCGAAACGTCATAGATGCCGAGGATGTCTGCAATCTGAGAGTCCTCCAGCAGCTTGTCGATGTTAGCTACAATTCTGGGGAGCAGAACATCGTTGATAATGGTCTCCTTTTGCAGCGTGTCCTTGTCTGCCGCTGCCTCAGCGAGTCGCTTTGTAATAAGCTCAACGTGCGCTGGGTTTCCAGAGTCCAGAACCACAGTGTTCCCTTCGTCGTCAACCAGTGTTGGGTTGGAGTCGATAAAGTCCAAGATGGCGCGGCGACTGGGAGACAATCTGCTACGCTCGTATGCCTTGACGATAGCATTGTACTCGTCCATGACATCCGTCTTGTTCTTGGCTGCCCTGCGCTGTGCCCTAGCCATGAAGAGGGACTGTCTACCCAGCTCCTCCATCGCTTGGTAATTACTCAAAGCGTTGTACAGCGTACTGACCTCAGTCTTGGCGGGTGCCACACCTACATATTGTTGTAGGTCTTTGTCGAACACCACCTTAGTCTTGGACATGGATTGGACCGTCTCCATCAGAGTGGATATGAATCCTTCCAGTTCATTCTGAGGCAAGAGTGCAGGGTTCACATCGGACAATCCGCGTGCAACCTTACCGTAGGTTGCTGTACTCTTGAGTGCCTGACCACGACCTCTGACTTTGCCCATGCGCTTGAGTCGCTTCTGCAACTTGCGGGCGTGCTCGATACCGTCAAGGTATCTCTGCATTGCAGCCTTGGTGTCTCGCTCATCGAAGATGTTAGAAATCTTGTCGATGAAGGATTGCATGGAGTCCAGCCCCTGCTCCTTGACCTTCTTGCCGCTGGTCTTATGCGCCTGACGCACATACTTGACAAGTCTTGTAACCTGTCCTGCGGTGAAGGGGGTCTTAGAGTTCTCTTTCATCCGCTCATTGATAAGTTCAATGGCCTTGCCAAGGAACTCCTCGAACGTCTTTGACTTGTCTCTCAGGGTCTCCAAGTCCTTCTTCAAGTTCTTGGCTACCGTCGTCATCTTACGGGTCTGAAGGGCCTGCTTTGCAGCAACTCTCATGCCCTCCTTCTTTCCCTGAATCCTACCCTTCTTGTAGGCTACGGCACGTTGGAACAAATCCTCCGCAGCGTCGGCGTTCATGCCGTACTCCATCAAAGTCTTGATGACTTCTTTCTTGACGTACACAAACGCATCCAACTGAGCGGACTCCTCGATTCCTGTCACCGGGTTCTTCTTCCTGTAGTCCTTCAGGATTTTGGGTGACGGATATTTCGCGTCAATCATCTGGGAGACCAAGCGGAGGAGACTCCCCTGTGCTTTGGCTTCGGTCTGTGCTACGGCTTGCGCCTTAGGCCTGCCGACGCCAACTCCATAGGGTGCCTGAGTCATGCCCAGATTACCGCGCCATGCGCTGTCTGCTGCGTTGCGCTGCTGACTCTCATTGCGGACCTTACCCTTGTCGTCCTTCTCGTACAGCTTGTTTTCCAGTGCGTATTCAACGAAGTCCGCTCTCGTGAGGTTGAACTCCTTGTCTCTCAGGGCTTCATTCACATGAGGCTTGTCCTTGAAGACGTGCATGACGGGAGTCTTCTTAGCTCCGCTTGCATCGCGCATCGTTACCGCTGCGGGGAAGGCTTCGTTCCCCTCCATCATGTCGACGGACAGGTCAGAGTCTACCTCGATGGCGGCGTACACCAAGTCCTTTTCAATCCCCTGAAGCACGCCCTCCGTCATTGCCTTGATGAGGTTGTACTTCAAGGAACTACCCACCTGTCCTCTCGTGATTCTAGGCGTGTCTGAGATGGCACGGACCTTCTCCAACTTGGTGGGGTTGTCACGAACAGACTTCATCTTTCCGAGCAGGGCAAACACTTTGCCCATGGTCTTGGAGCGAAGCTCGAAAGACGTCTTGTCCATCGAGTTCATTCTGGAGATGGCCTCGTTGTAGTCTGCCTCGGAACTTCTGCTCCTAGGGATTGGGTCACCCAGCTTGCGCTTACCAGTCTTCTTGTCTACTGACTTCTCGACCGTGTCGTTGAAGGCGTCAACGAAGAGTCTGTTTCGTTGGGCCTCGGTGATGACCTTCTCATCCACCAGCTTCTGGAACAATCCTTGAGCTGCTTGCAGGGTAGTCACATTGCTCAACACCTTCGTGTCAGAACCACTGATGAGTCCGATGAAGACCTTGCCGTCTGGCGACTCGGCACGCAGGGCGTTGACCTTTCTCACGAACACCTCAGCATCACTCTTCTGGGCGAAGGCCCACGAGTTGCCTGTGCGGATAGGATAGAACAGCCCTCCTCCACCTTCAGCAATAACCTCCTCGTCGAACATAACCTGTCCCACTAGCATGTGGTCCGGGGCAGAGGTAATCATTCTCCTTCCCGACAAGACCTCATCAAAGTCTGCGTTGTGCATGACCTTGTCAAATCCCTTACGGAACTCCTCATCCTCCGCTGCATATCTGTTGGACATGCGCCCAAACTTCTGCGCCTTGTTGGAGAAGGTCTGCTCCGTGTTGGAACCGACCTGACCGGGGATAGCGAACTGATACTTGATGGGGGTGCCGTCAGGACGAATGGTTAGATACCGCTCGTCACTAGGGAGCACCTTCTCTACGTCCTTTGCAAGGACCAGAGCACCAACCTGAATAACCTCAGATGCAGAGACAACTGGGTTTCCGTCTCGCTTGTCGTAGAAGAAGCTATGTCGGAACGGGTTCATCCCAACTTGCACCCACCCCTCTAGTTTTCCGGTGGGCTGCTCGGACATATTGTACTGGTCGCCCTCCATGATTTGAACGGCACGCTCTCGCAAGTCCTCGGAGCTGTGGTTCTGCCAGCTACCGTACATCTTTGCGAAAGGAGTCTTACCCATAGAGTCCTTCTTGACCTTCTCCTTTCCGGTAGCTCTGTCTTTTACTACGTTTAAGTTGACACCGATGTTGATGGCGATGTTCAAGTCGCTGTCTGCCATTCGGTCAAACCTCACATCCTTGATGAGTCCCGTTTGGGCATACGCAACTGGCAGCGCAGATGAGGTTCCCTCGTGTACACTAACGACCCAGACATCATAGTTGTCATACGCTGGAATATCAAGCCTGAGTGCAACAGGATAGTTATCGGGAAGCTGCTTGGTCTCTCCGACCAGTCCCTTCGCCAGCTTGTTGCTCGTGAGTGCCGTTGCAATCTCCAGCATTGTAGGGATTTCTGGGACCGCCCGCATTGGAACAATGGGCATCTCCCTCCGCACCATTTCGATATAGGCATCTTGCGTAATCTCTTGAGCGAGATACTGCTTGAGGGCCTCAACAACCTTTGGATTTCTTTTTTGCCTCTGACTTTGAGGTAGAATCATCTCCTCCTTGAGCTTGTTCAGCTCATCTTGGTTGATGTTGAATCGCTCGAAGAATGGTTCCACACCAACCCTGTCCCTGAGTTCAGGAATGATTTGCTGCGGCTTGTTGTTCGCTAGGTCAGAGACATACTTCTTGGCGTTGTCGTAGTCCGCCATGCGAATTCCCTCGCCCTTGACTCCTTCGCCCTTGACAAAGAACACAACGTCTGGCTTGTCCTTGAGCGGGGAGTCTGGGTCATTCCAACCTTGTGGTGCATACTGCTCATCGAAGTCCAGTCTCACAACAGGCTTCCACCCGTTACCGATGTAGATGTCCTCCAGCTTTGTGGCGAACGCATCGTAGAACTTGCCCCCGTTCTGCTCACGAATGCTCTGAAGCGGAATGCTGACTGCCTTGAACTCGCTGTCTGGATTCTTGAACAGGCCGCCCATGTAGCCGTTGCCGTCGACGTAAGCACCAGCCAGTCCATCCTTCGTCATGAACAGCTTACCCCCTCCGTCAACAATCTCCTGAACGTCCTCCTCACTGAGTGCAGTAACCTGAAGGGCCATCTTCATACCCTTCTCATTCATGCGTGCAATGGCTGCTGCCATAGCGTCTGCATATTGTGCTGGACTGGTGACCTCTTCGACATCTCGCAGCCTAGCTTCAATGCCCTGCTGCTTGTTCATGTCCTCCACCTCCATGGACATCACCGCATACCCCCTCTTCTTGGCGGCTTCGGCTACGTCTTTGATTCCGGACACCTCTTGCCCTTCAGCAAGCTGCCCCGTCGTCTTCTGAATAGCGGTGACTAGGTCTTGCAGTCTGGGGTTGACGTCTTGAAGGTCCACTTCAACTCCGGGGATGGCGTTGAGAGTGGTGCCGACGAGGTTCTTGAAGCTGTTGAGCATGCCTCGCTTAACCTTGATGTCGGTTGTTCCCTCCGTCAAGTCACCGAGTGCTTCAGCAAGAAACTCTTCTGCCAGTCCCGCGTTGTCGTCGAACAATTTGCCTGCATTTCTACCCACATTTCCGTATGCGGACAGGAAGTTGTTGTACTTCACACGCAGGTCTCCCGACGTACCCTTGTACAACTCCTTTGCTAAGGCCTTGACTGCGTCAGCTCCGAGGTTCTGGAGAAGCAGGTCGTGGAAGGCCTCGTGGAAGGCCGTGTTTTCCATCGCCATCGGAGCGAAAATGTGGATGTCGCCCTGCTTGTGCCACATACCTCTAGCTGCCTCCTCTCCGGTAGCCTCTCTAAAGGACTGCGATGTGCGGTGAATCGTAACTCCCTTGAATCCCTCTGCCTTAGACAATGCTTGGGCCACTCGGATTACGTTCTTTAGACTGCGCTTCATCTGAGCACCAGTAATGAAGCCACCAATCATGGCTTCGCCTCTGTCCACACGAACAAAGAGTGCGTCCTCGATAGCCTTGAGTACCTGAGATGCGTTATCTCCAGTCACGGTGGTAGAATCACTGCCTTCTTGGAACAGGTCTCCGTATCCGTAGAACTTGTCAATCTCTGCGATGCGACCAGAGAGTGCGCTAAACTCCTTTTGAACGTCAAGGGTATACTCCATACCCAACTCGTTCTCGATTTCGCTACGCTGCTCCATCAGCCCCATCATCTCCTGCTTGAGCTTGTCTCTAGTTTCAGGGTCTTTGGCACGTTCGAACTGAAGGCCTGCCTTGAGGATGCTTTTTTGCAATCCGGTAAGCTGTTCCCACGCTTCGGGGTTGTTCTCTGCCAAGTCCTCGTAGAACTTGCGTCTGTTCAGCTTGCGCTGCTCTGACTTCATTACCGCGTCAGCCAGCTTCTGTCCGATTTCCTTCCGCTTCTCCAAGTCTGCTTCGGAGTCGTACTCCTTCTCCAATGCCTTGATGATAATTCTGTCCCTAACTCCGGGCAATGAGGTAGCAGCCATGGCCCCCGCATAGATGCCGCCGGGAGCTTGGGCCACCCCAGCAACTGCGCCGCCGAGGAATACACCAGCGTACATGCCGTCCTTAACAGCAGCAAGCAATTCGTTGGCGTCGTACTTCTGGTTGGGGTTGAACGCGACGTTAGTCAGGTACTGCACACCAGCAGTAACACCTTCTGTGACACCCTCCTCAAGCATGCCAAGTCCAGTGGCCTTGAGCGCACCCATAATGAACCCCTTCTTTCCTGCGTTACCCATAGCGGCAACGGCACGCATGCTGATGTTTGCAGCCACGAATGCAGGAGCACCTTCCGCGACGCCCATGATACTGGTGTACGCCGCCTTTTCTGCCCCGCTCATTTCTTGGAACCACTCCTCGTCACGAACTGCGTTATAGGATGTCCCCATACCCAGAACGGAAGAGGCGGCAAATGCACCCGTTTGCTGGGCAGTGCTGACTCGGCTTTTAATCTGGGCTGCGGTCTTACCGCCATCAAGGATTTTTCTGGCTTCTGCAATACGCGCACTTCCAGTGAGACCCCTCAGATTCCTAAGTCCTGTGATTCTTCGTGCCCGGCCCCTAGTTGCCAATCCAGCAGCAATCGCACCAGTCATCATGGGGACAGACTCCCCGCCCATTCTCAGGTAGTCATTGATGAGGTCGTCGAAATCTGCTGCGTCTTCTGCGTCACTTTGCGAACCAGTGCCAAAAAAGTTTTTGGCTATGCCGGGCATAACTCGGTCGGTTTTTGCTGCAATCCTTTCCAAAGGAATGGGCAGATTCTTGCTGATTTCCTCTGCAAGTCGATTGCCCTCCTCACCTGAACGAACTGCCCACTGAGTGAACCAGTTGTCCTCTCCAAATACACTAGCTGCTGCATCACCCAAGATGAAGTCCCCGCCCGCCATGGTCTCCCTCCATGCCTTGGTAACAGAAGCACCAAACCCCGCGCCAAAACCACGGTTCAGAACCTCCAAGCCACCGATGTACTTGTCTCCGTTTAGGTCAACGGCAATGTTGTACTGGTCAAAGAGATGCCGCTCGTAGTCAGAAACCTTTTGAGGGTCATTCTTAATGTCCTCAGGAAGAGACTCTCTTAGTGACGCGCCAGAAGTCATTGCTGCACCACCACCCAAGTCTTGAAGGGCGAGTGAAACATCGTCGCTTAGGGGTATTGGAGTTAAGATTCCTTCAGCGTCTTCGTCCTCAAAGCGGTTGCCTCTAAGGTTCTGACCAACCTCATTTGTAGTGGTGCCCAAGACAAGACGGTTAATCTCGTAGTCTGGGTCACCCTGCTCCATCAAGTAGTCGAACAGGCTTTCCTTTGCGGCCTCCTTTTCCTCCGGGGTGTTAGACCGATTATAAGAGTCAAGAAAAGGCTTATATACTGTCGCTGCGCTTGCCTCAAGATTTGCGTCGAGCTGAGGCACTTGAGAAATTGAAAGGTCTCCTACAAGACTCTCGAATTTCCCTACGTCAAACCTGTCGTAAATGGTTTGTTGGTAAGCACTGTCAAACTGAGTGGCATACGCTTGCAGGAAGTCAGCTTCATCCTGCGAAATGACCACATCATTTATCTGTGGTCTTGAGAGTAAATCCGCAAGTGAAGACCTTTGTTCTCCATCCAGAGTCGTAGACGAAACGGAGGCCGTAGAATCCGCTTCCAAAACAGATTGAAGCGGTGAAATCTCTTCTTTTTTTTTTTGAGCTAGATAATCCTGTGCGATTGTCACTAGCTCGGCGCGGTCCGCTCCGTTGGCTTTAGCTTGCCTGAGTAGTTCTTGAAGCTGTTCGTCCATCCTTCAAAAATAAGAATTAATTACCTCCTCCAGCTTGCCTAACAATAGACTCAAGCTCGGCTTGCTCCCTCGCGTCACTCAAGAATTGCTCACCACTTCTCTTATTCTTCGACGGAGCTTGAATTGCTCTCAGGGAAGCGATGGCTTCAACAAATTGAGGTGTGTTTTTTCCGTAGAATTCTCTCTTCAAGTCTCCTCCGCCAATATCCATAACTACACCCTCGGCAATACCCGGTCCGGTAAGAATGTCAACACCAACGAGTTTTCCGAGTTCATCAAAGACAAGGTTCTCCAATGCCACGTTAGACTCCCCGCCCTTGTCTGCTCCTAGGTCCATCTGGAATTTGAACTCCCTTCCCCTCACAGATGCCTTCGCCTTGAAGACGTTTTCAGTAACTGTGGTCGATTCTCCTTCACCAGTTTTAGTGGTCTCAAGCGTCACCGTAGCAGGGAACAGGTCGATTGGAGTGCTTGGAGTCGCCTTGTCTAGCTGGGCTTGAAGCTGTCTCGCAAACTTCTCATCCTGTCGTCTCTCTTCTCTGTCTAGCTGCTTTCTCTTTCCAGACTGGTCAACCTTGGTGACGAGGTTAAATGCAGTTCTTGCAGACTCTTGGTAATAAGCCTTGAACGCATTCCTTGCTCTGATATAAGCAGTAGACATGCCTCCGAATGTTTGCTTAATTTCTTCGTCAGAGATGTCAAAGACATAATTTCCCTCCTCATCAAACTTACCCTGTGTCATGCGAGTGCCGTCGGGCATGCTCTCGTAAATCGCATCTTGGGTGTACATCTCTTCAGCCGCTTGCAGGTCAGCTTCACTAAGCTGGTCCGTGGCTGGCTTATTCAACACCTTGTATCCCACAGCAGCAATGGCTTCAGTCGATTCGCCTCTACGAATGTCAACCCTAGCATCTAGGTCTTCCTGAATGTCATTGTAGATGTCAGCAACTTTGACTTCACCAGTCCCAAATCCCTTTCTGTCCGTTATCTGATACCCAGTTTCTCTGGCCTTCAGGTTGTTTGCGTAGATAGATGCTCCAATTTTTTCTGGCATATACTCCGTTCCTTCCCACGCAATACTTGGCATGAACAAGTCGTTCATGTCTGTGATGTTGCTTTGCTTCCAGTTAACGTATTCCCCGTCGACTAGGACCATGAGCTGGTTGTCATCGCCCATCTGGTACTCAGCAACGTCGTACTCTTTGAATGCAGCAAGGTTTTCCTCTCTAGTTCCGAGCATACCCTTGACGTTACCCGTCATGATGTTGTTGCGAGTTTGGTTGTTCATCGCACTCTTGGCTGCTGCAATGTTCTTGAACTCCACGAACTCACCTTTAAGTCTCTGGTACTCAGCTACATCTGCTTGGTTACCAGTGTTGTATGCCTTTGTTGCGGCAGACTGGTATGCCTCAAGTAGTTTCTGAGCACCGTCCCTGTACTTGCCGTTCAAGCCAGCGGGTGCCGACTCTTTGAGCGCGTCAGTAAATCCAAGCTGCTGGTTCAGTCGCTGCTGCTTCTGCTCTCTCTCCTGCTGCAATGCTTGCACAGACTTGGCGATGTCGTCACCAATGGCTGCGCCGAGGGCAGAGTAGCTTGTTCTCCCCGGCAGGTACCCAGTCTTAAATCTTTGTCCTTCAGCCATTGTTAGTCTGCTTTTTCAAATCGTGTAACCAGCTTTCTGACGAACCTGTGCAAGCCAGACTTGCCCTTCTGCGACAACTCCTTTAGCTCTCTCGCGTCTTTCGGTGCGATAACGTACTCGCCGCCAGTCAGTGCAATACCCATACTCTTGCCGTCCTCGTCAACAACGTACATCTCGTTCTTGTCGTGGTCGAATTCGCCGGGAGTTTTCTGCACTTCACCCCCTTCCTCCATGAATCCGATAGCTGCTTTAGCTACACCACCAACTGCCCCGGTAATTCCCTCTCCAATTTGTTGGCGGGCTTGGGCGAGTTGAGCTTGAGCAAGGGCCTGTGCGTCGTACCCATACTCGATGTCTCTGTTAGAGCGGGCTTCGCGTAGTCCAGTCTCCCGTTCTCTTGCGCTGGCAAGGTTTGTGAGTGCTTGCGTTTGCATTTGCTGCTGAGACAGGGCCTCTTGACGCATCTGGTCTTGGGCCTGTGACTGTGCCTGCATAACTGCACCCAGTCCTCGTGCGCCATATTGTGCGGCGGCAGCGGTAGTAGAGGCGAGAGAGCGGTTGATGTCCTCCGTTCTCATCTGCACCAGTCTCTGGTCGTAGGCATTCTTTACAGCCTCGTAGTATTCCGACGGGGTGCTCAATGAGGGCTGAGAATCCATGAGTCTCTGCAACTCTTCTTCCGCCTTGGACACGGCGGCCTTGCCTCGCCTTACCCCCTGAATTCCCTGAATGACGTCGACGACGCCACCAACGGCCTGTGCAATACCACCAGCCTGCATCCCCATTTGAGTTGCCTTGGCTTCGTACCCATCCGTCGGTGGGGTTACGGAATTCTGGATGATTTCGTCTTCTTCGCCCATGATTCAAAGTTACTCTGTTTGGTCGTTGTGGAGAGGTGAAACAGTATAGTTTGCATTAACAGCATACAGTTCCACAGGACCAGTTGACGTGTTAGTTAGTGCGATTCTCGCATGATAATCTCTTAGTTTGTCTCCGTTCACCTCATCGGTAGAGATAGCCATCAGGACGTTGCCAACGCTGATGCCGGAGACCCCGCTCAACGTAAGTACCTTACGTCCCTTGACAGAAGACACGGTGTTGCTTGTGTCGGTCTCACTATCTGAGGCCAGTACAAATACGCTGTCACCTAGTCCAAAGGGTAGATTGCTGACACGGGTAGTAAATGTGACGTCGTTGCCACTGATAGACTCCACTTCTCCGAGCACAACCTTGTGTGACATGTTAGTCGTTGAAGATGCGGTGATGTCCCTAGGAATCACAGTGTAGTACATTCCCTCCCTCTCCTCGTACATCGCGGCAGTGATGTCCGTGGTCTGCTCGTTGTTGCTCACCACAGCGGACCAGCTTGCATTGCCCTCCAAACCCAAGGAATTGTAGACCTTGACTGAAGATGGGTTGGCACGAGAGATGACAGTAGCCTGAGAGTTGTACTGAGTGCCGTAGAAGTTGTTTCTCGTCCCGTTGTCGTTGTGCGTGTACACCTGACCGTTGTTAAAGGACAGGAACACGTTGTGTACGTTGGCATACATCTCCGGCGTAAAGCTGTATCTGGTAAGCCAGAACCCCTTTGTAGTGGAGTACGCCAAGGTATTCAGGGAAGATGCTGCATTCTGCGTGACGGTCACCGCTGGTGTGGTATCGTCAGCCACCTCGACCATAGTCGAAGGGATGTTGATGCTGAAGTCCTCTCGGTCTATATCAGCAATTCCGATGAACTTCCTGTCACTGGTAACCACATCTGCCTTGACAGTACCTGTAGAGGCGCGGTCTCCCTTGTCAATGTAGACTCCGTCTCTGTGGTTCAGCCTGTCGAGAATAACAGTAGCCATTCCCTTCTGGTTCCAGTTCATCTCGTTAGATGTAGTCGGGGTTTCCCACTTCGCTTGGTCCTTGTCCCATGTCGTGATACCCACGCTCTCGAAGACAGGTGTTGTGATACCATCGTCGTAGGTCAGGTCTCCAGCAGTAGCCGCAGGTACAATACCGATGACGTTCCCGTCCACCGTAATGTTGTTGGTCAGGAGCTGCAAAATGGTAAGGACTAACTCGTCGTTATCCGGGTCAATACCAGTGGGGATTCTTGGTCTGGTCTGAGTGTTGGTCGCAGCGGCGAACGTTGTCTTGAAGTAAGACGACATCTTCTCATCGCTGATGGGCTTGATGCCTTGAGATGAAAGTTCAATGACCTTCCCTGCCTCCACATCCACGAAGTAAGTCTTTCCGAATCTGGTGGACACGGACTCAGGGTTTCGACCCGGACCAAACAATCCAGCGAAGTAAGTCTCAGTACCAAGCACGTCGGTGGACGTCACCAACTGACCTTCTCCAGCAGACTGAATCAACGTTCTTGACACAGGCTGGATGGCGCACCGCTTTTCCTGAAGTACATGGATAGACTCTCCAGCATCTCTCAGGTCAGTGACCTGACCGTACTGGGTGGAGAAGTCCTTAAACGGGAACAGAGACGGGTTGAATGAAGACAGGTTCATCCGTGACGAATCCAAAACGAATGGGTCACTGTAAGTCACGGAACTTGACCTAGTCAGCTCAGTCAGCTCAGGATTCTCAACGTGGGGGCGACCAATGTCAGTAGCCTCCGAGTCAAAGAAATCGCTGACCGACTCCGACTCAATCAAGAAGTTGATGTAAGTCTGGTCTTCAACGTCCGCTTGGTCGTGAGTGAAAGTCGTGTTACCCACTGTGTACTCAGAGATTTTCGAGACAAGCTGCTCTCTTACTCTGAGGTGACAGTCACCCTCCGTAAGAGTAATCACACCGGGGTGTAGGCTGTTGTAGCTGGTGGAGCTGCTGAGTACGTTGGCCCCCGTAAGAGTGGCGGGATTCTGCGGGACAATGACAGGATTGCTGGGGTCCACAGTGTAGATGTACCCCACGTCCTGTGGGATGACGCCACTGACAAAGACATATCCGCTAGAAGACAGACTGGCCTGCGTGACTCGGTCACCGACGTAAAGCCTCTCCGTGCTAAAGAATGCGTTGCCACGAATCGGGGTTACAGAGAAGTCTGTAATAGAAGTGTTGTCTCGGTCCCCTGCGTGAGTTCTAACTCCGTTAGCAGTTACTACTTCCCTCTGCTCACCAATCTCGTAGTAAAGGTTATTTTCCGATACTTTGCGAGGCCTGACAATCTCAATCAGACATCTCTCGGAAAAGTAATCTGCTCCAGTAGCAATGTCGGCAGCCGTAAAGCCAGCGACTTTATCGTCTCGAATAGACAGGAACCAGCCAGTTCTTCTGTAGTTGTCTGCATTGGTAGTGTCGTCACCCGTGCTGTTCCTTCCGAGTAGGATGGGGTTGTTTTCGTCATCGTTGAAATAGTTGTATCCCGTGATTGTGAACTCATAGTACGGCCTAGATACCGCACCGTCGTTGAGGTACTCAATCACACGAAGTTTGTCACCCTCCTGATACTTGTAGTCAATCTGAGCACCCTTCAACTCCTTGTAGGAATTGTTCTTTCCCTCAAGGGGTCTCATAGAAAGGAAGATGGTTTCTGCCTCACTCGTCTTCGTGCCTGTGACCACAGACTGAGCACTGCTTCCATCACCACTCAAGATGTTGGTGAATGAAGTCTTCCTTGGTAGGGCAGCCTCGGCTACGGTAACCTGCAAGAATGACTCATAGGTTAGGTTCTTGGTGTATACTGGTGCCCAGTGTGTGGCGTATGGCGGCGGTTCGTGAAGCAGCCTCAGGTCAACTTCGGTCCTTCCGTTGTTGCCACTGTTCCTAAACCCAAACCGCTCAACGTCAACCGAACCCAGCTTGTAGACTGGTGAAGTCCTGTTCCTGTGGTCGAAGTAGACAATGCCAAACTCATGCTTGGCACCTGACTTAAAGGTTCGAGATTGTCCGAGACTGATGTTTTGGTTTAGACTAACCCTAGCAGCTTTCGCATCTCTCAATCGCGTCGTCACAAATCCGCCGCCGCTAATGTTACCGTCGAGTGCTGTAGCCACCCCTCCGCCGATGTAGGTTTCCCCATTGTCGACTTGGTCCTCGCCAGAAATAGATACCTCGAACGCATTGCCGTTCCACTCCCTAACGTAGTAGTCACCGTTAATCCACCCGATGCTGGGGGGAAACCACTGAGACTGAAAGACTCCACCTCCGCTTACAAATGGGCTATGCAATTCGCCATGCGTTGCGATGGCAGATACTAAGGGGTGAGGCTTCAACTTCTCCAATCCAAACGGATTCGAAATGTTTACTACTCTGGTTGACCTTAGGTTGAAGTCAGAGCGACGAATAGAAACCCTCAGCTCTTCTGAAGACGCAATGTAGGTAGCGGAGGTAATCTCAAACTCAACGCTGCCCTCCATCCAAATAAACAACTTTGAAGACTCATCGTCGCCGTCCGAATTTGTGAATCCGGGGTGACTTCCGTCCGCATCAATGATTCTAGCTTCAGTGGTGTGGCCCTTCAGGATGTCCTGCGGAGTTTCAGTGTCAGAAAAATCTGGTTCGTCGTTAGGCGCAACAATGACGACGCCCTTCGTTCCAATAAGACCAGCAGCAATAGCGTCACCCAGTTGCTGCTTGCTTTGCCAAGCGTCTACAGAAACCTGACCTGAAAGGTTCAAGTTGTTCTGTGGTCTAAGATTTCTGAACCCACTGTTCTTGTTAGCCTTGTCGATTTGCGTTCCATCGACAACCCTAGGGTGAAAGAACTGCAATCCGTCAGTGTGGCTTGACGTACCAATGACGGTACCCTCACCGTTCCGAATAACAATCGGTCTCTCAATGAATGCGTTACTAGCTCTGTAGTCCGTGTTTGCTGTGGCCCCGTGAGAAGAGAATGCAATCTCACCCATGGAGACTGTCAGGTCGTATGAAAAAGTCGAGGCCGTCCCTTGAGATTGGGCTAGGGCAAAGTCAAACGTGATGCTCTCCGAACCCGGATTCATAACGTCGTTATACTCAGGGTCGATTTCGCCAGCCCAAGTAGAACCATCGGTCCAACCAGAACTAGTGTCATCAAGGTCTTCGAACTCAGCGTTGACGTCACCAAAGAATCGGACAACGTCCGTCTCGTAAGTACCGCTTGACGTATCATAATCTCTGGTGACCGCAGACCCAACGAAGTTGTTCAAAGCCTCAGAACCGCCGGGGTGGTAGACAGGATACTGGATGCTGGATGTATCGGTGGGGTCGAATCCCTCGATGTAGTTGCCGAACATCAGCCTGTTGTTGCTGACTACCTGAGTGGCGGCACGCCTTGGGACGGCGTCATATTGCTTGTTCGACTCCTCGTTCGGGAGAACGCGGTAGACGCCATCATTGTAGAAGCGGAAAGTCTGGGTATCATTGGCCCCGTTGTCCAACTCCTCAATCTGGTAGAACGCGCCTCTATTGTTTCTACGGGCAAAGACTCGAATCTTTTCTACTGGTCCATCTGAGTTGGGGACCGTCAGGTCCAAGGCATTATTCTCGGACTGAAAGATGTTTCGTGTCGTGCTATTGTACGCTAGGTGCGTAGGGCTAATTGCCAGCGCAGAGTAAATCGACAGGGCAGAAACCTCACCGTCGTCATAGACGTACTGGCAGGCAAATTGAAAGCAATCCTCCTTGAGGTTGTTGATGTCTCTGGTCTCGTCGTCCACGAACTCAAACGTTACCGCCGTCTGTGGTGGTCGTTTGCATGTCGTGAGATACAATTCCTTTTGGTAGGCTGTCCCCGATTCAAGCTCGTCGGCATATTGATTCAGGCCTGCACGAGTTGCGTTAATCTTCCTCGGTTCGTTCCGGTTATCAGTGAAGTACAGAAGGTCTTCTTGATACTGGTTGATGACCACGTCAGCCTTCACGAAGGAATCGTACTCAAAGTTCAGCACCGAATCCTCGTACAGCTTCTGGTAGTCATCTGACGTAACGTTGTACCTGTAAATACCGTGGTCACCTGCGCTGTTGTACAAGAAGTAGTACACGCACTTGCTGGCGTCGCTTGCAACTGAACCAATGACGCGATTCGTTCCCGTCGATGGGATAGTGTCGGCAGCACTCCTAGCTGCAACGATGGTGTTCCCGTCCACATTCTTCAGAATGCCTTGGTCGCCATCGTCCTCATGAGACACCCTGACATTGAGGGCGTCAACCATCTCGACAGACTTAACCAGTCTTTCGTCCTCGTCCTGATTCAGGTACTGGGGTATCAGCTTGTCGTTAGCCATCAGAGCTTAGGAGATTGCTTAGTGTTCTTGCGAATAGTCTTGAGGGCTTCCTCCATACTGAACGCCTTGAGTCTGGCGTTAGCCTTTCTCCGCTCGTTGTAGTATTCGGCCCTCGCCCTATTCTTCTCACCTAGAGGCACACTGCTCTTGCGCTCAATGAGTCTGTAGTAGATGTAAGAACGCAAAGCCTCCTCAGCTTCAACGTGGACTGTGGGGTTGGTAGACCGCGCTTCGTCTGCGATGTACTCAATAACCAATTCAGTGAAGGTTCCTCCTGCCAGTTCGATTCTGTTCTGGTCCTCGTTCAGCCTGTATTGACCTTCGTAGTATCCACCCCCAAGGCCGTAAATCTGACCCACGTTGTTTTGGTAGATGTAGTTACTGAAGACGATGTGCTTCTCGTCGTTGAAGATTCCGTTACCGCTAGTGGCGGTCTTCGCATCCTCCCTATCAAAGACACCGTCGTTGTCGCTGTCGATGAAGTTTCCGGCAGAGTCCTTCTTGTACTTCTGGGAGTAGTTGATGTTCTTGTTCTCACCCAGTACATACACGAGGTTGTCGTTTCCGACAACTCCAATCTTAATCAAAGACACGAAGTCGTCTGGAAGGTCCACGGTGTCATTGTCGTTCTTCGTCAGCTTGACGGAACGAACACGCTTCATGAGGTCGAACCCCATCTCACGAATACCACGAAGGGCGTAGTTCCGAATCACCATGTCAGAAGCGTTGCTGACGTGGTCGTCGGAGTCGAGTGTCAAGATGAAGTCATTGACTACTTGGTCTACTGTTACAAGATTCCTAGCCATGACTTATCGCTTTTGGGATTGCTGTTCAGCGTAGGTGTAGATGTTGGAGTCCCGCATGTTGATGCCAATCAGTCTGGCAATCTCCTCGACCAACTCAGGAACGTAGTGTTCGGGCAACTCAAAGTCCACGCTGGTGGACGCTTGGTATGCCTCCTTGTTGTTGCTCGTAGTAAAGCCGAACTTCGGCAGGGATGCAGTGCGGGCACCCGTCGATGGGTTCAGTCCCTCTGGCTGCTTGTAGTAGCGCACGACAATTCTTCTGATGCTCTTTGGGAACACCATGATTTCATCATCAAGAAAACCCACGGGAGAGGACTCGGTGGGCTTACTCAGATTGCTGTTCAATGCGTACTCCAGCTTCTCGTCGTCATACTCAATCGGGATGGTGACCGAGGTGCTGGTATCTAGCAAGATGTCCCCTTTGGTTTTGACCAGAATGATTTTGGCTAGGTCATCTGGTTTTGCAAAGTGACTTCCAGCCGTTCTGGTAATTGTGTCTGAGGTTTTCGAGAACAACGAAAGGTCTTCCTTCAGTTGCTTCAGCTCAGACTTGTCTCTTCCGGGGTCGATGCCCCTCCTTCTTGCGGCTTCAGCGTTTGAGATTCGCTTGAAGATTCTATTGAAAATGTTGGTTTGTGCAATCGGAGCGAAAGAGTTGAACTCGGTGGGCGTAACGAAGCCCCGCTGGTCCTTATTTGCGATGTCTTTCAACGCATTGTAAACTTCTCTAACACTTGCCATAGCTGGGGAATGTACGGCAAATATACAGAAAAAGAGAGGGGGCCTTTGCCCCCTCTCCCCTTATGCAATCTCTCCAAGCTGTCGTTCTAGCTCCGAAAGAATAGTCGAACCTTTATCAGTCATAACAAATCTGGTGAGCACGTCAACCTTATCCTGCCCCACGGGGACGGAGACAATCAGCTTACCCGTGTCAAACCAGACAACCCCGCCGTTCTTGCTGTCCACAATCTGGAAGTCAAAGGCCTGCATCACAACACTTCGTGCATTTACCATTGGGCTGTCAAACAGAGACATGAATTTCTCTGGATTGCCCTTAGCCTGTCGCACCAGTGACTGCTTGATGGTGATGTCCTTCTGGTTGGTGTCAATGTTCAGGGCCATAGCAACAGGGAGCAGCTCGTCAATAGGGCGGTTCTTAATCATTGCGATGGCATCGTTCACCATGAACTCTTCTTCCAAACTCTTCTCAGCAACCTTCTCCTTTGGTTCCGGTTCGTAGAACAGCATACCACCATTGGCTTTGTTGCCGGGGTGCATCTGGAGGAACTTCAGCAGATTGGGCTTCTCCACAGGAACGAAGAGCATCTTCTCGTTGAATACGACTTGCTCCACGGTAGCGTTGGAGGACTGCTCGTCAATCCACACAGAGTTCTCTGCTGGACAGTAGCGGAGTCCACGAACTCTACCAGACTCTTTGTCGTAGACGCTGAGATTGGTGTTCTTGACCTTGAGAAACATACCTCCTGCGTCAGCACGGAAGAGGCGAGGACGAGGTGACTCGTCAATCTTTCTGCGCACCACGGGTGCGGCTTTCTTTGGGGCTTCTTTCTTTTGCGCAGGTCTGCCCGGTCCGCGCTTAGTTGTTTGTTCCATTGTATGAAATTGATTTCCAAGAAAAGGGGAATAGGGGGGAAGGCAACTCCCTCCCCCCATTCCGATTAGGCGTCAGCAAACACAGCTCCGAGAGTTCCGCTGTGTTGGAGTACAGCTTCACAAGTCACGAATCCTGCGTCAGTGTAAGTCAACGTGATGACGTCGCCTCCGAGTCCACCAGTAGTACCTCCGTTGAGGTTGATGAAGTCGTTCGAGGTTCCGTTAGCAGCCTTGCCTGCGTTAGTTCCGATGAGACCAATCGCCATGCCTCTGTAGAAGTCGCCACTATCAAGACCAATCTTGATGGCGTTAGAGGTGACGGCAGTCTTCACAATGAACTTGTAGACCTGACCAACAGCGGCAGCATCACTGTCCGGCATGGTGATGGTAACACCAGCAGCCTTGTCAATAAGGAAGGTCTTGCCAGAGTCAGCGTCGGTAATCGTCTTGTCTTCGTCAATGGTTTCGACAATCGTCTTCGCAAACGTACCAGAGTCGGGTACACCGTTAAAGGTTACGCTGTTGACAGCGGTCACCTCTTCGATGTCGTATGCCGACAGCACGTCGTCAAAGACAAACGACTCACCACTGGCAATGCCCTTAGTGAGTTTGTTCAACACAGACTCAGATGCACCATTCTGTACGGTGAGCTGAATCACATTAACGTCAAGACCACTGCTATCCTGACTGTTCAGGTAAACATTTACAGTAGTTGCGTCGATGACACGAACAGCGGTCACGTCCTTCGAGTAAAAAGCGTGCTGGTTCGTGGCACTGTCTCTACAAATAATATATCCCATGGGTCAAGTTTTTGGATAAAGGGGGAGGACCAATTTCCTCCCCCCTATCCGGTTAAACATTAGGCCTGCAAGAGAACGTGCTGGTTAGCAGCGCGGGTCACCAAGCAACACTCAGAACGGTAGTTGAACTGAGCGAGGTCTTTGGTGTCGTTGGTGAATCCGAGGACTCCACCACCAGTCACCCAGTGCTCCATCTCGCGGCTGTAGCCGTTGGTCGCCTTGTAGTTCAGCTCCAGAGCGGGTGCTCTGTTTCCGGTACGCGGGTCAACAACGTTAGCGATAGGAATCATCACGCCCTGAACCTGAGCAGAAGCATCTGCGAGGAGGGTCGGGTCGTTCAGCAGCTTCCAGTTGTGCTTGTGGAAGGTGTAACCACCACGCGCCATGGACTGGAATCCGAGGTTGACAGCCATGTCCTTGTCGTTGTTGAACGCACCGAAGGAAGCGGTGAGACCGCCGCCGTTGGAACCAACGCCAGAGAGCATGTCGTCGAGCTTCAAGAACTGGCTGGTGTCCGCGTAGATAGCGTACTCAGCGGGAGCACCGTTCTTGTCGAGCTGCTTGATAATCGGGTCAAGGTCGTTAGCGATGCTCGCCACGACACCGTCATGGACGATACCTCTGTCCTTGATGGCTTCGAAGTAGCCCTCGCTGCCCGTGATACCGAGGTCGGTAATGGCAGTTTGAGCGGCCTTCTTGCCCATCAACATCATCATCTCACGCTTGTCCATGAAACGCTGACGTGCGTCGGCCTCAGACTTGATGTACCATCTGTAGTCACCACCACCGAGGTCGATGTAACCAACGTTCGTGGCTTGAGAACCAGACACCTTGTAGATTTCCTTCACAATCATGTAGTCGTTGGTTCTCTTGACCACGTTAGACTGGAGGTAATCAGAAGGCTGGTCCGTAGCCTGAGCGTAGAGGTTACCGATAATCGGCAGTCTGTGCTCTGCTGCGGTGATAGCACTGAGGTTCGCGTCAGCGAAGTTCACGAGGTCGAAAGAGTTGTCAGAGCTGCTGACGTTCTTGACGTAGCAGGGGACGTAGTCAATCGGGTGAAGGACGATGTCACCTTCTCTAACGATTCTGTGCTCCTCAGAGCTGTAAGCCGTATCGCTTCCCACATCAGCAGTGGCGATGGTCTGGGTCTTAGCAGCCGCGATTTGCGTACCGGGGCTGATGACCTGCGGCTGGTGGAGGCGGGCCTCTTCCCAGTACGTCACTTGGTCAGCAGTACCAGCGGCGTTGACGGCACCAGTGAGCTTCAGGAATCCGGTGATTCCTTGGTCACCGTAGGATTTGATGAGGTCTTTCCGAATGTCCGGAGCGTTGACTTCATCAATGAATTCGTCCAGAGCAGTGTACTTGGACGGGTCGTTTTGCTTGAACAGGTTGTTGACGAACCCAGTCGCTTTAGGACTGTAGCCGTCAGAGTTCCCTGTTCCTTGAGTTGGCGTTGCCATGGTTTCTTAGGTTTTCAGAGTTTGAAAGTGAGTGTGTTGTTCCCACTAAACGCCTTGGCAAGTTGTTCCTCGATGCTATTCGTCTGCTGAGTGTTGTCCCTCTGGGGCGACTGGTTGCTTACGTTAGCTGCGTTCTCGACAACCTTGCGTTGTCCGTCACTCAGTCCTTGCTGATAAACGGAGCGGACAATGTTGTCGATGTTGTCGACCACAGCGCGATGCGCATTCAGTTTCTCAAAGTTCCATGCACCCTCGTCGTTGACGTATTCATCGAAGTACGTTTCAAGATTCGTGTTCTTGTTAATGAGGCTTTTCCGATAGTCGGATTGAATCCCATAGGTGAAGTTCTCTCCTGAGGGAAGTTCAAAGACCAAGCCATCGAAGTCGTTGACCTCATTGGTCATCGTGCGAATCCAGTCCTCGGTGATAGGGGATTGCGCTTCAGGTTCTCCTTGTTCCGTGACAGGCAACTGATAGCCTTCACGAAGGTCAGAGATACTCTTCCGTGCAGATTCCGCATCCATCTTGAGTTGCAGCTTCGCCATGTTAATCTCGTTCTCATCGAAGCGGTCGGCGTCCAGCTTGTACTTGTTGTTCACGAGCATGTTCACCTCATCGGTAGACAGGTTACCATACTCGATTACCATCTGGTTCCGCACGGCAGTGAGGTCATCCATTTCGGACGGGTTCAACTGCTGGTACTTGTACCAGTCTTCTGGACTACGACCCGTCTTCTGAACGAAATCATTGATGGCTGCTACGCGCTCGTCGATTTCAACGGGTTTATTTGAAATAGCGTCGGACAAGAAGTCGTACCCAGACACATCCGTTCCGAGCTTTTCGCTCAGGTATCGGAGTACCTCGGCATCAACGTCTACATCCTGCGCTGGTTCAGGTTCTTGTGTTACTGCTTCTTGAACAGGTTCAGAAACAGGTTCTTGAGGCGTTGCCTCAGTTGCTGGCACTTCTGCTGTAGGCTGTTCTTCAACCACAGGAGATTCTGCCACAGATTCTTCCACAACATTTTCTTGGGAGTTGGGGACAGGTGGAGTATCACTGATAGTGAACCCCGCACCCGCCATAGCGTTTTCGATTTCTTTGCTCATAGTAATTAATTGTATTTCTTCTTCTGACTCTTAGGCGGAGACTTCTTGTGCCCGCCTGCCTTCCACAAGAATCGGTTGGCCCAGTATGCGGCACTCCCTTTCCTTGCGATGTTCTTGGCGTGTCTCTTTCTAAATGCTGCTCTAGCTTCGGGGCTGTAGTTGTTGCCCATCTTTTGGTCACCGAATCGCACGAGAACACCGTTCTCCTGTCCGGGACCAAGCGTGCTAACCACGGCGGCCTTTTTCGTAGCGTGACCCCGTGTCAATTTGGGTTTGTTGACTCCAGCAAAACCCAGTCTCTTAGCCTTTTCCGCAGCACTAGACATACTGCAAATCTAACAAATATAAAGTTTCAAGATTCTGGGAATCGCCAAGTCCTTGACTCTCTGTGAAATTCAACTTCAGCTTCAATGTCAAGTTCCTCGTCGTCAGATGCAATGTCTTCTGCTATGCAAACAAACACTCTGTTTCCGTCGCGGTCCTCAACCACCCATCCATCTCTTCTTAAAACATAGATTCCAGACTCCCACATATTAGTCGTCGTATAAGTTCATGAAATCAAAAATGATGTGGTCATCAGCTTGAGCACCCACATCGTTAACCTTCTTGATGTACTTAACAGCATCAGACACCCCAACCACCCTAACGTCGTCTATGGCTAAGTCTCCAAAGAACCCTGAATGACCTGACAACGACGTAGTGAAGGTTGGCGTATGGTTACCCACTTCAGTTTTGCTATCAGTGACAAGACTTGTACTGCTACTGCATTGATAAACAAAGTAGAAATACTGGGTATGGTTTGCGGTCACGGCCTGCCACGAAGAGTCCATCATGTTCGTTACAGGAGTGTCACCACCTATGAGGGCACCGTGCAGAGGAATTCTAATTCTTTGCCAGTAAGTGTCGTAATCACTTTGACTTGAGGTCATGGCAGAGGCAGGAATGTTGTCCGGTGAAGTCTGATAGTAACTCTGGTAGCTGTATGTGCTTATTTGCGTAAATCCAGACGAAGCATCTGTGTTTGCTAAGATGTGAGAATGGGTTACCCCGCTTGTGTTTGCCGTACCACTGAACGAACCCCCAGTGTAGTGCATGCATTTTGCAAGAAGTGTCGCACTTCCGTCTGTTGACGTAGAAGAGTTGTCGTGATACACATACAGGTTCCCGACAGACGGACCGAAAGCGTACAAGTAAAATTCTAGGTAAACCTCATTGAAGTCACCATTCGTAAAGTTGGTGTACACCTCGTCCATCTTAATGGCTGGTGTTCTCACAATGTGATGAATGTTGTCGCCTCTGCTACTGGTCTCCGTGTACAGGAACTCATTGGTCCTTGGGCTTGCGTGGAGACCGCCACCAGCGTGACCTGAGTATGGACCAGTATTATTACTTCCGGTCCCCGAATCATGCAAGTTCCAACTGTGACAATGCCGTGTAGTAGACAGCACAGGCGTCTCTGAATTCGACAAAGGCTTCCACAAGAATTCCGAATTGTTTGTAGTGTCTATGCACTGACTTCCTCTTCGCCATCCAGTCATGTCTGTCTGACCGCTTGGGTTAGTTGGGTTCCAGCCAATAATTCCAGAGGCGTTCTCCTGCGTCGAACTAGAGATGCTTGCGGTGCTGTGGGTTTGACCCTCAAAGTTGTAATCAAATGATTCTTGAACGTCCTCTACCGCAGGCGTAGCTGCATCAATCTGATTAAGGGCTTCGATGTCGTCTCCGTTTCCAGACGAGTCTCTCATCTCGTAGAAAATCTCTATGCTAGGAGATAGTCCGAAAGTGGTGAACAACGTTGAGGTATCCTTAATGCCTATAACCTTACACTGAGTAGGTGGGCCGTAAGACCTGATTCGCAACTCAAGACCAGCCAATGCTTGCTGCGTATTAATCTGAACACCGTACCCCAACAAGTCTCGAACCCCGCCGATGCTGTACATCTCGTTGGTTGAGTTGGTAAAAGTTAGTTGCTGCTCCGTTCCTGAGGTTGCGGCATCTGAAGTAGAAATCGTAAAGCCTAACGCACCATTGTATATGGAAGTGCCCTTAGTCAACGTCGCCCTAATCTGAAATCCAGTTACCCGAAACGTACTATTAGCGGGGAAGCCACTAGGCAAGGTTAAACCACCAAGCCTAACGCCTTCTCCTTGAGCATTAATGGTCATGTCACCCTCTCCGGTACCCACCATATTTGCGTTTCCGTCGGGGCTACCAAACGTGGTTTCAACAGTGTTGAATCTAAGAGGCCCTGTAGTCATTAGGTTAACTCTACAAAGTCAGACGAAGGTGCAAACAAGATTTGTGTACAGGCAACGCTGTCAACAGTTCCCTGCGCGAGTCCATAACCCATGTGCCTAACGACATCACCGCTACTAGAGGGGCGAAGGAATGTAAACTCTCCTGCCACCGTATCAGACAAATACAAGATGCCTCCCTTGGCAAAGGTGCCGTTAATCATGGTGTTAGGAACATTGGCAATTCCGTATGTCAGGCCAGTTAAGAAGTCGTCGGTGGTGGTGCTCGCAAGGTTCAAAACCATTAACCCTCTAGCCGTAGTTACGTCATCTGCCTGTGCCTCAATGACATCACCATTGCTGTCAAGACTAAGAATCTTATCCTGTGGAATGCTGCTAGAGGTGCAGGGAAGGGTGGTCCAAAGACCTAACGCCACTCTGTCGCTTCCGTTGCCCGCCGTGATGTTCAGGTTTGTTACCGTCGTATCCGCGCTGAACAGAACACCTTGTGTCTTACCATCTGAATCGCCGGGAAAGAACTTTACTTTGCCGTCAGTCAGGTTCAGCGTCTTCGTGGTCCCGGTGTAAGTTAGGTTCGCCTCCGCATCCAACTCGTCAGTGCTCGACGCAACTGTCGTTATCCTGTCTGCGGTGGCGTTGTTGATTGTGGTGCCACCAAGGTTGGATTCCGGTTGCCAACTAGTTGATACAGTAGAACCAGATACATTTCCTCTTAGATAATGGTTCCCACTCGATGGCTGCGACCCCGGCAGAACAATCGTGTAGTCAGCGGTGATTGGGTTCGTCCCTGAGGGGGCCGATAAAGCAATGGAGTGTTGCGTTAGGCTTCCGTCCCCAACCTGCTCAAACAGCTTTAGCACACCGACTGAGGTTGTAGATGCCTCTGCACCTCTCAAGCTCAATACGCCATAGATGTCCACCGATGTTATACCAGCAAGACTGTTGAGCGTTGTCGTGCCTATAAACTTGGCAATGTTCCTTGTGGTGCCAAGGACGTCGTCAAAATTGACGTTAAACCTTTCAGACGTAAACTGGGTAGAACCGTCACTGGAAAGCGTCAGGGTTCTGTCATCGCCGTCCGGTACAGTCTGGTCGGAAGAACCTATGTTTCCGTCTTCCTCAGTAAGTAATTTTTTCCAAGTTGCCATAGCTCACGGTTACTTTGCAACCGCGACGGCTGGGGCTGCCTCTTTCTTTTCTTCGATTTTTTGAAGTCTGACGAATTCTTTGTCCAGTTTGTCCAACAGCGTAGAGACCGTTCTGGCATCTGACGCTTTAATTTGTTGATTCTCAACTGACTGCTTCACGAGGTAGACTTCTGTAATGTCTAATTTCATTGTATTGGGGTTTGATTTCACTTAGCCTTCAACTGATTTTGTAGCTTATTCACTACGTCTGCCAACAAAAGTACGTCCTTCCCGTCGAACTTGCAATCATGCAAGGTCTTCAGAATGAACGTAAGCTCCTGTTGGGTCAGGGTGTCAGTGCTCACGGCACCGACATCCCTGCCCTTAGGAAGAATAGGCATCAATCGAGATAGAGGTACAGGCCTTTGGTTCCGGAAGTACCGTCGTTGTAGAACAACGCGCCCGTATCTGGAGTAGAAGCGGGGTCAGCCGCTCCCTTATCCAGAGCTGCAATACCGTATGTGGTGCCGTTGTGGTCGCGGACACTCCAGCCAGTCATCGTGGTGGTGTTGTTGACCCACGTCAATTTGGCGAAGTTCGCGGCGTTGGCAATGGTGTCAGTAACAACTTCAAGACCTGAACCAGTAGACGCCGCAACAGCGGTAGCGGTGTCAGCGTAATCGTTGTCAGCACTGTCCTCCATGGCAAGGCGAAGAACCTTGTCAATCGTCTGTACGTTGGAGGAGTCGAGGAAGACCGTGGTTCCGTCTACGGTGAGGTTACCAGTCACGGTAAGAGCACCAGTCACGGTAGAGTCACCTGTGACGGTGGCACCGCCACCAGACACAGTCAAGCCACCCGCAGTAACAGTAGCACCACCCGCAGTAACGGTCAAGCCGCCAGCGGTAATGGTAGCTCCACCAGAATCAACGGTAAGCGTGTCGGTCTTTACGGTACCGTCGAAGTAAGCATTCTTGAACTCCTTGGAAGCTGAACCGAGGTCAACATCGTTGTCAGTAACTGGTTCGAGCACACCGTCCTTGAGAACAATTTGGTCTGCGCCATTAACACGGAGAATGATGTTGTTGTCCGTAGCGAAGTCGATGTCGTTGTCCGAGTCACGACCAATGACAAGGGACGTGTTCAGGACGCTCGTGATGGTCGTCTGAGCTGCGGTTACAGCAACGTCGTCGGCGTTGACCGTGATACCATCACCAGCACCAACGTTTACGGTTACCGTTCCGGAGGTGCCGCCATCGGTAAGACCAGTACCCGCCGTAACGCCCTCGATGTCACCACTACCAGTTCCAAAGTTTTGGGCATCAATGTAATCAAATACCGCATTACCAGTTACAAGTCCGGTTGCTCCGTCAGCTACGCCCGCTGAACCGTCAGTTCCAATGTCGTCCGCCGTAAGGACTCTTTTCCATGAAGCCATGCTAAATAATTTTCAGTTTGTGAGACAAAGATAATAGAGAAATCGTATCACGAATCAGACACTCCGAAGTACAACTTGTCGTTGTCATCGGCGTACATACCACCAGCAAAAGCGGTGGGCGGGGAGTCAGCGGGGAACTGCTTGAACTCAACTACACCGTCAAGGTTTACCCTTCCTGTTCCGTTGGGAGTAAACGTGATGTTCCCGTTACTCGTAGAAACCAACGAAAAACTGTTGACGTCAAGGTTGCCACCAAGCTGTGGTGTAGTGTCCTCAACAACGTTATCGAGTCCGCCACTACCTACCTCCGTCCAGTTGCTTGCGTCCGTCCATCCGCCACCTTGGTAGATGAATGCCTGCGGAGTGCTTGTGCCTACAATGGCAAGGAAGCCCGTGACCTGCAAATTTGCAGACAGAGCATCTCGCTCCGACGTGTCGTCGAAGAACCCGAATCCTTTAATCTGGTTTCCAGTAGCATCGACAATCGGAGCGTTCGGGTTGTTGTGCGATACTGGTCCGGGAAAAATTGGCATTAGAAGTCAATCGTCAAAACCTGTCCAGTTGCAAAAGCATTGTCGTATGTGCTTCTGTAAAACCGATAGGAAGTAGTTACACCATAGTCATTCGTGATATTGTAGTCTACTGGGGATTCGAAGTCCGAGAGCACGTCGGTTCCTGCAAGGTTAATCTTGTTCAGGTTTCCGAACGATGCGGGGTAGGCAATCCAAGTGTAATTGTCTGCCGTGTCCATGCCTGCGTCAGCAGTCACGTTAAAGTCCTGCTCTGGGCGAAGAGCGTTTGACGCAGCCGTCATCCCTGAGAACAGAGTACCCGCCTCTGTTGCATCAGAAATACTTTCAGTGGAGCTAGAACCAACCTTGACCCTGTAGTACCAGTTAACTGAAATAGCACTGCTGGTGATGGTCACATTAGAGCTGCCACCACTGTCTGTAGCCTTAACCGTGTACTGGGCGAGAGTAGGCGAGGTTGGGTCTTCCTCATGAACAGTAGTAAGTGTCTTCACCGCATTGTCGTCAGAGAACCCAGATTCAATAGAGACACCCCCATCAAAGAAGTTGACAGAGTCATCTGTAGTCTGTGTGTTGTCTGCGATGGTGTACTTAAATCCGTTTACACGGATGCCCTGACCTACCTCTAGTTTCTCACTGCTGGAGGTAAGTGTCGTGAAGCTGGGGTACGTCCCGTCTGTGTTCTGCTTCGCCCGGCTGATGTTGTTCAGCGTGATGGTGGTCACGTTGTACTTCTCCAGCATGTCCCGCAAAACGTCCTCGATAGAGGTGCCCACCGTAATGGGTGTCGTCATGTGCGAGAACGCAGCGTCAGAGTTGCTGATGCTAATCTCGGTCTGGATAGTGCCAGAGTCAGCAGAGAGGGTAGTGTTCTCCCAGTTGCCTGAGGTTGAATTGTATTGGAGGATTTGATTGTCCTGAAGATTACTGAAGGATACATCACTGATGTTGGCGACAGAAACCTTTGCGACAGGGGAGACCGATACCGACACGTTGTCGTTGACAACCGTCGATACACTTACATTACTTGCTGGGGTCAGGCTGACAGCCAGCGGCTTCTGTAGTGTAAAGTCTACCTGCATTAAATCGTGATGTCCTCATTAACCTTAAAGATGCCTCTCAACCAAGTCGTAACGGAGCTACCGTCGTCAGCTTGAATGTCATAGACATACAGGCCGGAGGCAACCCTCTTCATATTAGATGCGGTACACTTGAACTTCAGGTCACCGTTAGCACCACCAGTTTGGTCTACGGTAATCTGCTTGTTGTTCGTGTCGCTGCTATCTCTCGTGCTCAAAACAATAGCGTCCTCCGTCAGTGTTTCGGTGTCTTCCGTATCTGCGGTACGCACCTCCATGTGGAAGGTGTACTCACTAGTAGACACGTCGAGAGCAGTACCTCCAGAACTCTTGACATCCAAGTCAAGCTCAAAGGTGTCGCCCCTTCTACAGGTAATGTCCAGACGAGTTGATGTATCGAGGTTTGCTACGTTAGCCATTTCCAAAGAGTTCGTTCATTACGTCTTGATTATTCTGCTTCGGGTCCAGTTCCCCTCTCTCTCCCTTTCTCTGAGAGATGAGCTTGGACTGTTCCACTGCCTGCTTCTCCACCCTAGCATCCTTGCGGTCTTCCTTGAGAGTTTCAATCTTCTCTCTGAACTCCTTGTCGTCTGCTTTGAATCCGAGAGAGGCTTGAGCGCGAATCATCTCAATCTCCTTTCTCATCTGGTGTAGTGCAGCAGCAACCTGCACTTCGACCTGACCCTTGAGTTGAATCTTCTGAATCTCAACCTGAGACTCCATCTGCATCTTCTGCATTTCAGACTGAGCAGCCTGCTGCGCAGCTTGGGCATTGGCTTGGGCTTGCGCCTGAATGTTAGCCTGCTGCTGTTGCTGAAGCATGTTGATTCTCTTCCGCCTACGGATAGCCAGAAGTCTTTGGGCTTGGTCAATGTCTTTGACTTGACGGACAGCCATCGCGTCTTCCAAGTCGATTTCTTTCTGCGCCAGAGTAGCCTGAAGGTTCTGCTCCAAGAATATGCGGTCCTCGTCAGACATTTCTTGCACGACACGCACACCGAAGTTGTACATGGGCAGGTCGTTGAAACTACTGAGGGTTTCCATACTCACGTCACCCACAGCCTTACTGTACACTCGGTACAACACGGAGTCCGGTGGGATGACCTGCAAACACTTGACAATGTCTTCGCAGACGCGGCGGTAAAGGACCACACTCGCATTTGTAATGTCATACAAAGCGTTGTTGCCCGCAGCCAAGGCCTGCTGACGTACACCGACCAGAGCGTCGCCCTTGGGCGTACTGGCATCCATAACCTCATTGATTCCCGTGGAGTCGCGAATCATACGGAGGTAGTGGTTGTACAGGTTGATGTACTCGTTGATGTTCCTGATGCTATTCTCGATAGAACGGATAGGAGGATTCTGGAACCCACCCTCAGGGTTCTTACTGCGATAGTAGAAGACACCTGTCTGTTCGTAGATGTCTTGAATCTGCAATGGCTGCAACTCCCCGCCTCTACCGAGCTGGACGTTCTCCAATCCTTCGATGTCAACGAGAACTCCGTCAGGCTTTGCCTTGGCGACGGCCTGCTGAATCTTCAGGTGAGTCAACTGCAACTGGTCAGCGAATCCGATGACGCCGCCCACAATGGACTTCGGCATCATGCGACGCATGTTCGTGCAGACCACGCTGTAGGACAGAGTAGCCTTGGTCAGGTCGTGGACGTTCTTCGGAATGTTCTTCTTGATTCCGTAGTTGAACATCTTTCCAGAACCCATGATGTAGCACCCGCCGTACACGGTCTGGTTTTCCATCTTGTGTGGCTGCCTGTCGTAGACAGAGCTGGTGGGCATCTTGTACTCACCGCCCTTGTAGTAGAATCCAACGTTCCCAAACTGACTCTCCTTGCTTTCGTAGTACACGCAGTCGACAGACAGGAACTCAAAGTCCATGACGTCGATGAGGTAGTCGTCGTAACCGTAGGTGTTTTTTCTAGACTGTCTATCGTATGCCCGGTAGGAGAAGGTGCCAGCGTCGTTGTAGCTTTTGTGCATGTACGTCTGCGCCAGCTCCTCGTATTCCTTTTCGGAGAACTGGCTGCCCGCCATACGCTTCAACTCCTGAATGCTGATTCTTTTAATGTGACCCGCATACACAATGTCGGACATGTTCGGGTCGTCAGTGTAGCTGTGAACGAAGAACGCCGGGTCGATGTACTTCGTAGTGATGCCGTAGTTCGGGTCATTGTCTCTCTTGACCACGCCCATCCCGCAGACAACCAAGTCCTCTACTGCACGTCTAAAGATATTCTGGTCGAAGTCATTCCAATCCAGAGTCAGTGCGATGCCGAGCTGCGCAGCAATCTCTGCGTTGCTCTTCATGTTCTGCTCCAAGAAAATCTCTGCCTCCTCAGTAGAATCCGGCAAGATGTCTGGGTCAATCCGTGGGCTGAGTCCAATAGCCTTAGCCTCCTTCAGCAAGTCCTTGTCCTTGATTGCTGCTTCGACCTCCGCCTTGGCTTCATCTTTTTGGCCCTTGCTAACCGGGTCGAGTGCCTCGACAGAAGGGTATGGCTTTCTGGAAAGGATGCGGTTGACTACCACCTTCACGAACTTCGGAATGATGGGCACCGGACTCCAGTCCAGATTCAAGAGCGTACCGTCCCCGTTGTTCGGGTCCAGTGAGTTCAGGATTTGTTTGTATACAGAAGTGTCCTGCGTGCCGTTGGCGTAGTCGCGGTTCTTCTCGAATTCGTTTAGGCGACGGCGGAAAAGGGAGGACGCATCCTCTCCCTTACCCCACTGTCCCTCGATGGCTTTAGCAAACTTGAGTCCATAGGAGTTGCTTGCTTTTTCTTCGGGAGACAAGAACGGGTCAGGGAAGTTTCCGTATCTGTTATTTTTGCTCCCTTGAGTCATTGACTATTCTTTGCGCTCATGTGCAAATATAGCAATACCGCAGGTGCGTTATCTTTGCTTGTATCGGCGGAAGAATACCTTCTCTTCGAAGTTCGCTTTCTTCTTTTCCCTCTTTACTTTTTGAGCACCCAGCAACGCCAGACCTGAACTAATCGAAAGGTCGAACTTGGTTCTGTTGTCAATCTTGAATCCTATCCAGTCTTCAAGGGTTCTGTTGAATGGCATACTACCGATGTTCCCCTCCTCGTTTACACCAACGTAGTTGTGGATGTAATCCTCGATGGCAGAGGCGTGTGCCTGAATAACGTCTTGGCTGTTTGAGGGGATACCCTTGGTCTTGACGTTGCTAGAGGAAGAGTTGTTCTTCAGGTGGTCTGGCCTGTCCATGACGTATCCGTCGTAACCCCTTGACTCAAAGTACCTTACGATTCCGTACTTGTTGTTCTCTATCAGAAGGGGGTAGCCATAGAACACCGCAGCCATGAGGATGTCCTCATAGAAGATGCTTGCCATGGGTGGGCGGCTGGCGTACTCAGCTACGAAGACATTCGCTGGTGCATCCATATTAAACTTGTTGTACAGGTGACAGGCACCCTTCGAGGAGCGACTATCAACCGTGGCATCCAAGTCATAGGAGTCAACACCACCCACACCTATGTGCGCATTCGACGGCATCCGCTTACCCCTGTCGCTGTGGACCACGCTCCGCTTGTCGGGGTGTGGCATCCAAGAGATATACCACCTACCATTTGAGTCAGGATTAAAAATGACCCTCGTGTCTTTTACTCCGTTTGCCCACTGGAAGTTCCCACGGACCACGGGGTTCGGGTAGAGATTGTCATTGTAATCAATCTGCTCGTAAATCTTACCGATGTTGAACAGGCTACCCTCGACACTATCTCGAAAGGCCTCCTCCGGTGTGAAGGGAAACTGCCGGATGATTTCATTCATCTCCCGCGCATCGTGCTTCACCGCCTCCCTCTCGTTCTTCAAGAAGGTCTTGGCACCGAACGACATGGTGTCTCCGTCAAGAGTTTCTACTGGGGAGTCTGGGTCTGAGACGATGGGGTTACCGTGCTTGTCAAAGAATCCCTCCAGTGCATCGTAGGCCGGAATGAATAAGCGATAGAGTCCAGATACTGTGCGACCGTTTGCATTTCGCTGCGAGGGGTCTGAGTCATTCCATAGCTGCTTGTACTGCTCCCCCCCTTTGTCCATGGGGTTGACTGTGCTACCAACCAAAGCCTTGCCAACAATACGGCGACCAACAATAAGGCAAGTGCGCTCAATACGCCAAGCCTCACGAACGTCAGCAGGCTTCTCCCACTTCCCCGCCTCATCCATGTAGAGCATGTGGAGTTTCTCCCCGTCATACGCATTGTTCGTTGTGTTTTTCCAGTTGAGGACTGTGTTGAGCGCATCGCCCGCTCGCGACGTCTTGTTATTCTTTGTAATTCTTTTGGATGGTTCGCGGAAAGCCAGCTCCATGCGCGGGTTAGTTGTACCATCTTGAATCGGCTTGAAGAAGAATGGATAGTGCCTGAACATAGGCACCACCTTTTTCATGAAGATGTTCTCCTGAGCATCCTTACCAGTCTTTGACTGAATGCCCAGCAGCTTGTCTTTAACTTGAGTAGCCTCATCCAGCAATACACTAGCGCAGATATTAGTGTAACCAGAGCGGCGACACTTAGTGTAAAGCTGCCCAATACAACGTGGGTCAACTTCGCACGCAGCCATGTGAAGAAAGATGTCACGTTGGAAACCGAGATATGACGGGTACCCAACATCCATCTTAGTCCACTGGAGTAGCATGTAGTGTCGACCGGAGATGTACGCAGGTTTACCCTGATTGTAAAACCAAAACCCGTCACGACGCCTTCGAAATTCTTCTTCGATATATGGACGAAACCTCTCTCGAAACTCCTTCGGGGCTTCGGCCCACTCGTCCATGCTTCGAATACGGGACAGTTCCTGTGGCATAGGTACCCGTCGCCACACCTGCATATCTGCCTCCAGTTCTTCTCCGGAGATTCCGCGCTTGGGTGTTTCGGGAAGGCCAATGAGAAGCCCCCCAATTTCGACGATGTCGCCAAGCGTACCGTTGGGACAAATCTTGACAACTTCTTCATCATAACCTTCGACCTTTACTAGGACACTCATCACAGAACTCGACCCCACCGGGTACTCCTGAAACTAGGAGAACCAACCTTCTTGTTTTTAGGGACCATGTATTGTCCGCACTCATCACACTTAATGTCATGTCTCACCTCCCCATCAATAACTTTGATGGAGATGTTGTGACCGTCTTGTTCGTGTCCATTTTCTGGACAGATGAATTTAGCCATTACTTCGAGAATTTTTCTGCGAACCCACCTGAGTAGTCTTTGGTCTCCTCGATGGAACCAGTGGCCTTCAGGTCTTTCACCATTTGTTCAAGTCGTTGTCTTTCCACCAGCAACTCCTTGCAGTCGATTGCAGTTTGTTTGATGGACTGTAGCTCCGCCTTTCTCGCAGAACCACCAGCCTCTGGGTCCACGGGTTTCTTGACCTCATCAATCATATTGTTGATGGCAATCTCCATGGACTTCATGAGACGCTGTGCCGCCTCTACCGTTGTGAACTTAGTTCGGGAGGACATAGCTGATGTCGTCTACTCTCATCCTAAACACGATGGAGTCGTCATCCAGCTTCATCTTGTAGTCTGAGTCTTTGTCAAAACCAATGATGTCCCCCGGCTTCACGCCCTGTTCCTCCAGCTCCTTGTTTGGCATGAAGACCATTGCGGTGCGGTCCTCCTTCTTGTTCTGCTTTAGCTGAATGATGATGCCGGACTCGGTTACCTCATCCTCATCCTCCAGCTCCAGTCTGGGCTGAACGAACAGCCACTTGGAGAGCATGTGCAACTCAGAGTTCTTATCGCGGTAAGCGATAGCATGAGACTGCCTAGGTTCGTTCTCGTCGTAGATGACGATGTAGTTGTCGTCACCTAAAGCCAGACTTTTGTTCTGGGTAACGTGGTGATGAAAGAACAGGGTATCACCCTCCTTTACTCCTGTGTCACATACCACAGGAGAAGAAACAACAGTCCCATGACAAATGCGATGGTCAAACTCGTTGAATCTTGTATCAAGGAAAATCTCTTGGTCGCCGAGCTTAACAGTGTCTCTGGTCTTACTCGGCACGTTTACAATAAAGTGCCTTAGGGCTTTCATTCGAAGTTACAATCGTATTCAATTAGAATCGGTTGGTTCTCAACCGTCTTCCAAATATACGTTGAATCCTCGTCCTCGACGTAGACGTGGTACCTACGAACGTTGTACTTGTACAGAGAAGCCTCGTCCTCCTTGATTACGCAGACCTTTGCGCGGCCCGCCTTCATGCCTACATAATAGGCCATCGCGTCCTTCGGGTTTGGCCCGATGACAATCTTTCTAATTACGTTCATTGCTCTCAGTTTAAGGAAAGGCCGTCGAACCAACTTTGTGCTTCGTCTTCCTCTTCCTTGGTGAATGCCACCAACTGGAGCTGCATGAACTCACCGTACTCTTCGATGTCTTTACAGTTCCAGCCGTAGGCAAGATTCCATTTGCGGTTCTCTTCGTCTTCCTCTTCGACCATGCCGAAGGCAGCCGTGTAGACGATTTCACCAGAGTGATTGTACTTGTTTACAATCTCCTCAATCCTCTCAAATACCTCCTCGACTTCTTGTCGGAAGGCTTTTTTCAAAATATCGTCCATGGCTTTAGCTGTTCTTAAACACAGAGGCTGACCCCGGATTTGCCGAGGTTGTCGTCAAGTTAGCGTTAACCAACCAGAACTCGTCGTCCACCGCGAGGCAGGTAATCATGTCTCCAACCTTACCTCCAGTAGTTGCTGAGTTGGAATCAATAGAGACAACAGTTCGGGAACCAGACTTGGCTTGGAAGTCCGTCGTGAAGTTGTCGTCCGTTGTGCTGAGTACAACCGCCTTTCCGTACATCTTGTCTCCAGTAGCCGTCTTAATCTTGAAGGCCGTAGTAGACTCGACACTGATGTAGAACTCAAGGTAGAGTCCAGCGGAGGCCGAAGGAAGCTGAACGTCCCCACCGTTGATTCCGCTGGCGTCAAGAAGAGTTGCCTTACCAGAACCATTCGCGTTGATACCCTTGGGTCCAGCGATGCTGGTTACATCCTTCCGAGCATAGCTGAAAGTAATCGTATCCCCACTCTGAGTAGCCTCAAGGTTGGTCCCCGCACGCAGCTCAACCGTAGTAGAGTTACTATTGTTGTCAGTGATGGTGATGTCGGGGGAGCTTCCGCCGTCGATAGTAACGGTCACAGAATCGAAGGTGCTGAACACTTTGTATCCAACGTCCTTGGTGCTGCTGTCCCACACGAGTACGTTAGTAGACGTGGAGGTACTAGGAGAATTGAGCTGAAGGTTTTCGGCCTTGACTTTAGCAGTAGAAAGAGACAGCGCAGAGTCGTTGCCGCTACCATCCTGAACCACCTTAAAAGTACCGGAGAGAGCAGCTTGGTCACTCGTCTTCAGGAGACCCTGATATGTGTCCTTAACCTTCTTACCGCTAAGAGTTGCCATGTGCTTAAATTTGTTTCAAATATACGCCGAATGAGCAGACACCATCCGGGTCGGCGCAGGCGAGACTTCAGTAAACTCAATAAGAGATACGTCAACAAGAACCATCTAAAGAAGTGGAGTCTTGTTGTCAGGGACATTAAGAGCAATCATGATGTCCAGCAGACGGAGCTTGAGTTCATGCTCTTCGTCTACGACTACGAGTTCTTTACGTTGTCTCACATCGCCAAGACAATGAAGAGAAGCAAGAACAAGCTGTATGAAAGAACTATCCTTCCACTGAAACAGAGAGGATGGGTAGAGGACGTGTGGCATGGCAAGGATGTAGATACATACGTTAATGCTCTGTTCGAGCAGAATGAGAAGTTTCACGAGAACAGACTAGGGCTATCCCAGAAAGGGAGGATGCTAGTTCAGCGCGTGTACCGAAAGTTAGATGGAGGGGAACCAATCAATTTGTAGCCCTGAGGCTGGAGGAGGAATACTCATCCTCGAACTTCTCGTTGTATCCGAGAATCTTTGAGATGTAGTCGCTGGTCTCAAGCGGTAACCTGTCAATCCAGTCGAGGGAGTTGTAGATGTCCACTCCCGCTTCCTTCGCCTCATTCAGAACCCGGACGGTTGCCGTCGGCCCGAAGTTGTACGCGGCGAGAGCTTTGGCGGCACGGACTTCATCACTCCCCTTGTTCCAACTCCGGTTCATGAGGCTATCCATGTAAGCACGTTGCGCTTCCAGCGCGTGCTGAGGATTGAAGGCGTCGAAGTCATCTCGAAGCATACCCTTCTCCTTCATGTAGCTTTCTGTATCGGGCATGATTTGCGCAAGGCCACGCGCACCAGCGGGAGACTCTGCGAGGGGATTGAATCGAGACTCCTTGAAGATTTGCCTGTCTAGAATCTGGTCATAGCTCAACTCACCCTGCGGAGGCCAGTCCATCTCTCCGCCCTCCTCCATGTTCTTTTGGATAGCGTACTCTTGCTCGTATGCGTCTTGCGCGGTATCATGAGTCCCTAGGACTCTGTCACTCTTTCTGGAGATGAGCTGATACTTATTTCCGCGCTTGACAATCACGAGCACAATATACGAAATGCCTGAGCGTTATAGGAGCAGACAAACCCATCAAACACATTTCATCATGAAGAACATCGTTTTACTTCTTGCTCTCATCCCCAGTGCGTTGACAGCACAAAAGGATATGCACTTCTTAATCATGGCCGACCTTGACCACAACCTCTTGTCATCTACAAAGAATGACAGCATGGAGTGGGTGGTTTTTATTGACGACTTGTATGCCCCATCAGGTAGTGGGGATTTCACGAAGGTGTCAGGGGGTAGCACGTCAATGGACTACTACACACGAGAGCTAGGTGTACACCACATCTTGCTAAGAAACAAGTTCAGCGGCAAGAACCTAGCCTACGTTGTACTTAGAATTGACCACTCAACACGGAGCTTTCGCATCCGACAAGGTGACAGATTTTCAATGCTCATAGAAGATTCAGACGACCCGTATGCCGTGTATGCCCCTACGAGAAACAACAAAATTCAAAACCCGATGTTTACTCCCGGCCTCTTGGATTAAAAGGATGCCTTGATGTCGTTCTTGGCAAAGAAGCGACCGAGCGCAGTTCTGGTCTTGACGTAATTCTCGTTGTCCTTACCGAATCTAACGGTCTTGTTGAAAAGCCCCTTCTTCTCCTCAGAAACGGGTTGCTTGTCGCCCTTCACCTCAAGGCCTTTGTCACCCCGCCGTTGGTAAATCATTCCACCAAGAGACATGTTAGACTTTTGCTCGTTAATCCTCTCCATGGCAAGACGGCGTCTTTCGTCTGCCATCTCTGATGCCGAACGCATGCGGGCGGCTGCTGAACCCTTCGCCTGATTGATGAAGTATTGATTGTCCGCCCCCTCAAACGTGCCACTGTCAGCAAAGTTGCCCTCTTCGTCATACACGGGTCCGCGTTGCTGTGAACCTCTTTCATCCATAAAGGCTTCTACGAACATTCTGGATTTTTCATTGTCTACAGAAAGGTCGACACCCTGCTCGGCGGCTGCCTCTGCCAACATAGAAATATCTCCGGGTTTTACGGTTCTGTCTCTGACGCCAGCCAAAACTCTGGGCAGCCTTCCACCTCTAAATCCAGCACCGCTAACTGCGTCGTTGGGGTCATAGAATCTGGCAGTCGGCACCAAGGCCTCACCAAACTTCAATGCGCCATGAAAGTCTCCAACTTTTTTGTCGGTCATGTAGCGAGTGGCGCGTTCAATCTTTTCTTCGTCTGACAAGTCCGCAAGGCCCTGAAAGTTCTCATTACCAGATTCAATCATCTGGTTGATTGCTTCAAGAGCTTGCTGAGGATTTCTCTTCATGAATCCGACTACAGCAGTGGCATACTGGTTGTACTGCTGGTCAAGCGAACCCTCTCCAGACAGATACTGCTGACCGAACTCTGACTCTACAAGAGTTCGCTTCATGTCTTCATCCATGTCCTCAAGGCGACCAGAAGGAGGCAAGCTGAAATTGTAGGCGTCAATCTTGCCGGGGGTTCTTGCCTGTTGCATACCCTCGTTGCTTCGGTAAGAGGCAGACACCGTCTGCTGCGAAGTCTCATACGGGCTGCCCTTCTTCTTGGGGTCTCCTCCATTGACCTCCGTTCCATTTTCAGCGTAGCGCATAACTTCACCTCCGCTCATCATGTACTTCTTGCCAATCTCGGTGCCGTACTTAGCACGCTTCATCATTGCACCGTACATAGCCTTCTTGAGGTCGTTGGACCCTTTGCCGTCAGCGGCGAACTCTGGGACCATCTTGTCCCCAACTCTTACCATTTTCATTTCTTGCGCAAATCTGTGTCGTGTTTTCTGGAACCACGAATATAAGAATTAACCCGCCCCATTGCCCACGCTGCCATGGACGCTCCACGGCGTGAACCGGACGACAACCAAGCACCCTGTCCACGGCGATAAACCTTGACCAGCGTGCTATACGAAATACCTGAACTCTTGGCCTTCTTCTGGAGTGTTGCCTTGGTAGCTGCACTCAATGGCTTGGCCTTAACCTTTGCCCCCTTCTTTGCTTCAACGCGCTTCTTGAACTTCAGGAAGGAAATCTTCTTACCCTTCCTGTAGTCTTCAGCCATGTCCTTCTTGTTCGCCGCGTCTTCCTCGACGCTCGCCTTGATGTCCTTTCCCTGCTTGGGGTCGGTGTACTTGGTCGGAAGGCCAAGTCTATACGGCTGCTTTCTTTTACTTGCCATGAGTAGCGACCTTGAATGAGGCTTCCTTCACAGCACCGGGATGGGGCTTGTAGTCACCCTTCATGAGATAGTAACGCCCCTGCTCTTCCATCCAATGGTATCCGGACGGGGGCGGAACGGAAACCTTCTTGGAGGAAACAGTGAGCTTGGGGCGTTGTGACTTACGAGCGGCTTTCATCCTTGTTGACGTTTGCGCTCCTTTTCAATCATCTTGTTCAGTGCGTCTTTGCGCAGGCCTGACAGAAGATACACCATGCTGTAATCCCGCACGATGGAGTCTGGGATGGCGACATTTGGGAATTCTTTTTTGAAGATTTTCTTCGTGTCCTCGAACACAGACTGCTTGGTAATCTTCTTCTTGGGTGGGTCCGTTGGGTCCACCTCGATTCCACGCTGTGCTCTTTTGTACTTCACACAGCAAATATAGTTTACTTAGTTAAACCCCATTTGTAGTTACTGTAGCCACAGTGAACCTTGAAGTCGATAGACTTGATGACGAGTCTAAGGTTTTCCTTCTGCTTCTTAATCCTAGCTGGGCTTTTGAATGCCATCTTGATTAGCCTGTCTCTATGGACGTCGCTGCCCCAGATGAGGTCTTTGTCGTTTCCGGAGAGTACCGCGTCGCGAACGACGTGCTCCCTCTTGGTCTTTCCGTCGTACAGGACGACGTCGCACAAATGAATGGGGTCTCTCATACAGGTTAAACGTAAGGAC